GGTGTGTCGCTCAGGCATTTTGCACAGGGGAAGTCCTGAATTTATTTGAGACTTTGACACCGTGGGTGGGTGTGTCCCGCGCCACTGTTGCTAAACTCTGCCTCTCCACCATCCCGGCCCGGCCCCTACAGACTGGGCTTGCGTTGTAAAAATGAACGACAGCGCGGCCATTCTTGAAAAAGACCGGCAAAGCTTCATTGGTTTGTCCGACCAGAATTTGCAAACGCGAGTGCTCGCCTTGGTCCGGAAGCACATGGACGGCGGCCGGCTCAGCGGCCCGGAGCGTGATGAGGTGGCGCATCTCTTGCAAGACGCCACCTCGATCATCACGGAAGCAACGCCGCTTCCGCGGCGGCCGGGCTCGCTGACTCAGGATGAAATCGAGCGCATCTATGAACTGTCACGCGCGAAGTACTTTCGTTGGAGGCAAGTCGGCCAGGCCGTCGCTGAAGGCCCGGACCTTCCGCCTTTCGATGATCCGAAGGCGATGGTTGCCTGGTATGAGCGGATGCGCGCGCGAGGCACCTTCAAACACAAGTGCCCGAAGCTACTGCACGATCTCGCTGGCAGGGGATTTCCACCGCCGGGATCACCACCATCAAAGGCGACATCACCACGCGCAAGTCCGCTTCAATCGGCGGCGCCGTCATCTTCGTCATCATCATCTACACAACGCGAGGCACCGGAGCGGCGGGGTTTTCTTGTCGAGCATGAGAAGCTCGAAGAGCACACGGCCATCTTACGCGAGGATTACCTTGAAGCCTACGCGCGCAACGATGTTGAGAACGGCAACCTGCTGAAGCAGCGATACTTTGAGGCGTATGAGATGTTGCGGAAGTCGGCCTCGCAAAAGGAACCCATCGGTCTCGCCGAGCGCAGCCTGGCCAAGGTCACTGACATCATCGACGATCTCGGCACCATTGTTCCCGCTATCGTCGCGAACCTGATCTCGGTTGCGCACGCGCGAGCGGTTTATGAAGATCTCGGGCTGGAGTCGCGCGGCATTCTGTTCGACGCCTTCAGTGCCGTGCTTCGCCTGCACACCATCAAATGCTTCGACGGCATGAGGAAAAGCCGGTTCGCTCCACCGCTCAATCTCGACATGCAATGACGCGCCGCGAGACAACATCCTGGTTGATGGCGCTGTTCCACGAATGGTTCACCATCGTCGAGCGAGAGCCGTCGCTGTCGTGGGTGCCGAAGCACATCAATCTGCCGCGCGAGGTTTCCCAGGTGAAGCCCGGCCAGATCGATCTCGATGTGTTTCCGATTTCGAGCCTCGTGTATGAATGGTTCGACGATCCGAAGTGGCGCGAGCTGATCGTGGTGAAGGGATCGCAGGGCGCGTTGTCGCAGTCCGCGCAGAACATCTCCTGCTACATCGGCGATTACCAGCTCGGCGACATCATGTGGGTGCTGGAGTCCGACAAGAAGGTGGTGGAGCTGAACAACGAACGGCTCAAGCCCATGATTACCAAGTCATGCGAGAGCTTGAAGCGCTACGTTTACGAGGCCGAGGACAAGCTCAAGAATCGCATCCTCATCCTCAAGGGGTTGAAGATCGTCATGGCCGGCGCTCGCACGGCTTCGGCCGTGGCCTCGCGTCCCATGCCCTTCATCTTCGGCGATGAGGTTGATGAGTGGCCCATCGAACTCGGCGGCAATGAATCCAACGCGCTCGACCTCCTGCGGGAGCGCGCGAAGCTGTTCTCCTGGGCCAAGCTGATGTTCTTCAGCAAGCCGCGCAATTCCATCACTCCGGACAAGGATGAAGAGCACAAGCTGCGGAACCGCAAGAAAAAAGACGACGGCATCATTTGGGGTGAGTATCTTAGCGGCACCCGGCACAAGTGCCACATCCCGTGCCCAGCCTGCGGACACGAGCACGAGCTGGTCTGGGAAAATGCCCGCTTCCACCACTGCCGGTCGGAAGATGGGAAGTCGTGGGACTACGAGCGGATGGAAAAGGAGAGCTACTATCAATGCCCGAATCCAAAGGGCTGCGATCACCACATCACCGAAGAAGAAAAGGTCGAGCAAGTTCTAAAGCATCGCCGCTGGGTGCAGACGAATTTCCACGGTGACGAACAAGAGGACGGCTCCCGCATCAATCAGCCAATCCCGAAAAAGATGTCCGCTCACATGAGCGACCTTTACGCGAACACACGCGAGTTCCCCGATCTCGCGGTTGGCAAGCTGGCGGTGAAGTGGTGCAGTGCCAGCACCACATCGGCGCGGCGAGCCTTCCGTCGTGGTGTGCTCGGCTTGCCGGTCGAGAACAAGAAATTTGAGAAGCTCGACATCACGCATCTCATCTCGCTGGCTGGCAGCTACGAGCGCGGCACCGTCCCGACGCGGCCGGCGTGGACCTACATGGAGATCGACGTGCAGGGCCACGGCAAGCTCTACAAGTGGCTCAAGCTTGGCTTCGGAAAAATCACCGGCTACGACGTCGATGACACATGCTGGGTCATCGATCATGGCGAGACCGAATCGGACGATGATATTGAAGCCCTGTTCGACAAGCCTGTTCCCATCCTCGATGAACCGGATGGGCCGGATGGCGAAAGCGGCTGGGTCAGGATCGAGGGAAGCAAGGAAAGACGATGGGCTGGCAAGTCGATCAAATGTCAGAGCGGATGGATCGACGAAGGCGATGGCCACACCACGAACCAGGTGCTCAACCTCTGCCTCCGTCCGAAGCTGTATCGCCGTCTCTCGCCGGTGAAGGGCCGGGGTGGCGAGCAGGCGGCGAACATGAAGGATCGTGTCGAGCTGCAGGAGAATCGCACACACGCTGGCAAGCCCATCGACCGCTACCTGATGGATTCCGATTACTTCCTCGATGAGCTTTACGAGGAGCGCATCGCCAAGCGGGAGGCCATCGATGCCGCCATTCACGCGGGGCAGATACCACCGGCGGGCCGGCTGTGGTTTTTCCAAAACCCTTCCACACTCATGCTCCAGGAATTTTGCACGGAGCGAAAGGACACCTTTATGCGACGTGGCAAGATGGTATTCGGCTGGCTGCCAAAACCGACCGGCGGCAAGAACGATCTTTCCGACCTGGTGAAGTATGGCCTCGGCAATTGGTATCGGACCAAGCCCAAGCTGCTCGAAATGTTGCGGCGGCAGAAGAACCAAGCCGAGCGGCTCGCTGCTGCGGAGAAAGCAGCGAAGGAAGGAACCAAACCGAAATGAAAACGCACGAGGAAAATCTCGCGGAACTCCATCAGCGCGTGATCGAGATCGCGGGCATCGAAGTGCCGCTCGGTGACGAGGGTCTCTTCGTTGTGCGTTGCACCGCCGAATCAAAGGCCGCGCTCGCCAGCGTCGTCACTGAGGCCGCCGCGTTGAAGCTCCGCGCCAAGTGGCTCAATGACGGCACGCTCGTCGCCATCGGCGTGCCGACGAAGAAGCCACCCCAAAAAGGCACCTGAAAAAAGCCGAGACGGGAGAGATGAGCCTCTCCGAGTTCATGCGCCGCCGCGCCAACGGGGAGCTTTGACACTCGCACCGCTTTGCATGGCCGCATCCTCTTCCGACATCAAACGCTGGCTCCTCAACGCGGCGGATGCCGTGGGTGACGACAAGACCGCGCAGATCGCGTGGCTGAAGGAGCAGCGCAAGCCTTACGCCGCTGAGGCCGCGCAGTTGGACTGGGCGGTCACCGCCACCGGCCAGGAAGGATCATCCGCGCAGATGACCCGAGGCACAACGAACCGCGCGGAACACGACGCCATTGTCGGCGCGATCGAGAAGCTGCAAGCGCAGCTCGGCACCGGCGGCCAGTCACGCGGGGCACTGCTCGGATTCCGCATCAACAACATCACCGGCTGATCATGTCCGTTGCTTCCATCCAATCCACCTGGGCAAGAAACGGGCATGTGCCGGTGCGCACGGCTCCCCGCAACAACGCGCCATCCACGCCCTTCGGCACGGGCGGCAATGGCATCACGACCAATGCCGCCTTCTCGCCGCGACAGCTTCACCAGATGAAGCCTTACGAGCGGATGGAAGGAATGAAGATTTCCCGCTGGCTCGATAACAATCTGCCGCTTGTCGGCGCGATCAATGACAACTCAGTCAGCTACGCCATCGGCAACGGAGTGGACAGCTATGCCGCCACAGGAGATCCGGACTACGATCAGAGCTCGGACAAGTTCATCAAGGCCATCTTCAGCGATCCCGCTTTCGACATCGCCGAGGAGCAGTCGATGGATGAGATGGCCGGCGTGGCCGCGCGCGGCATGATTGTCGATGGCGACTGCGGCGCGGCCCGCATTCTCCCGCGCGACAAGACCGGCAAGATCATCGGCGCACCGCAGATCCAGCTCTTCACTTCCGATCAAATCGGCAATGGCGGCTCCTTCTCGTTCGGTGCCAGCACGATGGAAGGCTGGCAGGAAGGCGTGCAGCGCAACCTCGTCGGGCGGGCAATCAACTATCGCGTGCTGAAAGGCGACTCACGTTTTCTCTCGACCAATCAGGGCACGTGGGACTACCAGGCGCGCGATTTCAATTTGCTGCTTGATCGCAAGCGCATTCAGCTCTCGCGCGGCATTCCGTGGTGCCACCGCGCCAACCGTAGCGCGCAAAGCATGCTCAATCTCGGCGCTCTCGCCGAGGCTCGCGAGCACATCAACGCACTCTTCGCAGCCATCATCACCACGCCGACCGGCGAGACGCCAGAGTCACTGGAGAATCTGGTGATGGATGTCTATGGCAGCGGCACGACGCAAAATGCGGACGGCACAACGGAGACGAAGGCCGTGCTGCAACGCTACGTCGAGCTGATGGGCGGGGCTAAGGTGCCGGTGTTTGAGCAGGGCACGAAGCTGGAGGCGTTCACATCGACCGCGAATTCCCATATATTCGAGGGTGCGATGGGCTTCCTCGCCACGCAGATCGCGCTCAGCTACACCATGCCACCCGGATTCATCTGGGCGCTGGCGGGCGCGGGCCGTGGGCCAGACATTCGCATGACGCTCTCGCAGGGCTCCTGGTATTTCAATCGCATCCTGATGATCGTCATCCGCCGCTTCATCAAGCCGATGCGCGACTGGCTGCTGCAATACGGCATCCTCACCGGCCAGATCAACGGCGGCCGGCTTCCACGCAACGGTGCCGACTATCGCCTCGCCACCTTCCACGGCCCGCGCGACATCACCATCGACGAGCGCTACTATCACAAGACTTGGCTGGACCGTCTCGCCGATGGCAAGGGCACAGAGGAAGAGTACTTCTCGCTCCAAGGCCAGAACGCCGACACTCAGGCGCGGAAGCGAATCAAGGAAATCGCGGATCGGAAGCAATGGTGCCTCGACGCGAAGATCGATTACCACGGCGACTTCATCCGCTCCGCTCCAGGCACCCAGCTCGGCAACGGTGGCAACCAAGAGAAGGATCCAGACGAGGAGGAAAAGAAACAAGCACTGCTCGAAGCCGCCGCCGCGTAGCCGCGAGGGGTCGGTTGTTGCGACGTCGCAACAAACCGCGCCCTCAACCGAAAGCCTCGTCTTTGACAACTCACGGCCCTCATGCCGAAAGCCGCAACCCGCCCGCACAATCGCAGAACAGCGCCACCCGCGAATCAGCCTCGCCTTTGGAACATCCGCAATGCGGCGAATGGCGCGGTGCCAGTCATTGAATTGTTCGGCGACATCGGTGTCTCGCGGGAGGGCGATCCGTGGTGGGGCATTGAAGGCGGAGCTGGCACGTTCCAGGAATTCGCCGCCGAGCTTCGCGCTCTGGGACCGTGTCCCAATCTCCGCGTCGAGATCCACAGCTACGGCGGCAGCGTCATCGTTGGAAAAGGAATTCACGACAAGCTCCTGGAGCATCCCGCGAACAAGACGGCGGTGATCTATGGCGTCTGTGCCAGCGCCGCGACGTATGCCGCTCTTGCCTGCCAGACGGTGCAGATCCCGGCCAATTCGTTTTTCCTGATTCACAACTCGACGGGATTTTGTTTCGGCAACGCAGCCGACATGCAGCGCGTCACTGACAATCTCGAAATCTGCGATGAATCGATCGCGGCTCTCTATGCCGCGCGCACGGGCAAGAGTGTCGATGAAATTCGCCAGATCATGGATGAGGACACCTGGATGACAGGCACCGCCGCCGTCGAGATGGGTCTCGCGGATGAAGTCATCGAGCCGATCACCATTGACCGCGCCAATCTTCCATCGCCGGAAAATTTCCGGCCGCAAATCCTCAACTCCATGCCGGCCGCCGCGCGCGTCTGGTTTGACATGCGAGCGTCCCCGAATCCACAACCCGCAAACAACACCATGCTCCGCCCCAATACGCCCCTCTTCAATGCCGCAGTCGATACGCCGCCAGCAGGAGGAGGCGCGGCACCCGTTGTCACGCCACCAGCCGCCGCTCCCACTCCAGTGAATGCCGCGCCGCCCGTTGTGGCTCCGGTTGTCGCTCCCGTTGTTCCGCCAGTTACCGCTCCGGCGAACGCCGCGCCTCTCACGCTCGCTGATATTCAAACAGCGATCACCAATGCCGTCGCTCCGCTGCAAGCTGAGGTCACTCGCCTCAGCGGACTCCAGGCGGCCGGCATTACGCCGCAGAATCTCGCGGGTGCGCAGCCAGCCGCCATTGGCGCGCCGCCTGTCGAGGGCACCGCCGGTGGTCTGCCGCAGAATGCCACGCCCGAACAAGTCTTCGCCTTCGGTCTGCGCCAGGCCGCAAAAAATTCAACCGTTCCTCCCGCCGTCGCGGGCTGATCCAGCTCAACACATCACCCCTTCACCATCCGCCCATCATGCCCACCGCACTTCAAATCGCCCAAGGCCGCCAGTCGGCACCACTCTCTCAGGGTTTGTTCTCCACCGTCCGCACGGCCACGCCGCTGCTTTCCGCGTTCGACGCGCGAACGAGTTCGGATGACAAATTCCTCACGCTCGATCTGGTGAGCCTTCCAACGTCTGCGTTCGTCGGACTCAACGAAGGTCTCACTCACTCCGAGGGTGCGTTTGAGCTGCGTGAGTTCTCCTGCTCGCAAATCGGCGGACTCATCAAGGCTGAAGTCGAAGCCGCGCGTCTGTGGAGCAAACACCACACAAGCACCGGCTACGATTGGTTTTCGTTGCAAGCCATGCTCCGCATGAAGGCCGACTTGGTGAACATCGAAAAGCAAATCATCCTCGGTCGCGCCAATGACGCGAAGGGCTTCCCCGGTGCAAAGGAGATGACGCCTTACATCGCCGCAAACGTGATGGCTGCCACGGCGGATCCACAGGCCAGCCTTTGGAAGAAGTCAGTGATCAACGCAGGTGGCACCACTGACAACACGGCCAGCTCCGTTTATAGCTTTGTCTTCGGCGAGCTGGAAGCGCAGCTCGTGATCGGCAATGACACCGGCGCGGAGATGCTTCGCGTCTCGGAGATCGTCCGCCAGATGATCGCCCCGGATTCAAACTCGCCCACAAAACTTTCGCTTCACGATGTCGCGGAAGTGCGCGGCTACATGGGTCTCGCTGTCTCCGGCTTCAATCTCCAGGCCGCAGGCCAGACGGTGCCGACGCAATACAGTGTGCGGCGCATCGCCAACCTCACAGCCGACTCAGGCAAGGGGCTCACTGACATGCTGATCGATTTGCTTCGCCGCTCGCACGGCGGCGGCCGTCAGGTGGGGCTCCTCGCCATGAGCACGCGCTCTGGCCAGCAGCTTGCCGCCAGCCGCGCGCCGACTGCCATCAACTTCATGATGGGGCAAAGCGGCGACGCGCAGAAGGGCACGTTCACCACTTACCCAGCGCCGCCCGACAACTGGAACGGCATCCCCATCGTCTATCCGGACTGCATCGGCAGCACGGATGCACTCGAATCCTGAGCCTCCTGAATCCCTCACTCATCACTCATCACCACTATGAAACTCGCAGATGAACTCATGAAGCGCACCAAGGCGCTTCCAGCCGCCGCCGCCAGCAACTTCACCGATGTGCTCGATCTCGGCTCGCCGAATCCGCTCAACGGAGTTGCGGGTCCAATTGAGGTCACTTTGGAAATTCCAGCACTCCCAGCGCTGGTTGATGCCAAGTATGCCACGTTTGAAGTCTTTGACTGCGACACGACCGGCGGCACCTACGCCGTGGTCGAAGGCACCGGAAACACCAAGCGCCTCGGAGCAGGCGGCGCGGGCGCTGCTGCCAAGTGGTTCCGCTTCTTCCTGCCGCCGAACATTCGGCAGTTTGTGAAATACAAATGCACCGTCGATTCAGGCGGTGGCGACAACACGGGTGTCACCTACACGGTCAATCATCGCTGCTAGTCCGCCGCGCAACACTTTACCCATTTCGCTTATGCAAGCTCTCCGACATCAAACAGGCCGCGAACCTCAAACGTTCGACGTGCTCAAGAAGAACGACGACGGCACCGTGGATCTCGGCCACGGCAAGGAACTCGTCATCGGCTCCTCTCTTGTCTCTGAAGACGGTCGCCCAGGCACCTGCACACTGATCAAGTCCGCCAAGAAACCCAAGGCCGACAAGCCTGATGCAAAGGCCATCGCCGATGCAAAGGCCGCCCTCGATGCCGCAGAGAAAGCCTTCACCGCTGATCCGACCCGCGAAGAACTCGGTCAGGCCGTCGATGCCGCCCGCGCCGCGCTGGAGGATCTTCAGGACTAATTCCGCAGCCTTTGCTCCGCTGCTCCTAGGAAGCCCGCAGGCCGTGGTTGGTCCCTGCGGGCTTCTTCTTTGACACTCCTCACTGATCGTGCCCTCCATGCCGCCAGCCTCTGCCTTCGCCGCCGCGCGCAACCGTAATCATGCGGCGGTGCAGGGCATGGGCGAGGGAATGCGGTCTGGCACCATTCAACTGGCCGGATCGGCAACCAAGTGGATCGCGGCCATCTGGCGGCATGATCCCGAACGGCCGGCGATGGGCGATGGCGGGCCTGTCTTGAAAGAGCGTCTCGTTTTCACCATCCGCAAAAGCGCGCTGCGCGATCCGACCGTTCTCTTTGGTGGCGAGGAAGCGACGGGCGCGACGATCATTTACAAAGAACTGGGCCGCGCGTTCATCGTTGAAGCGAGTGGGCAGGAAACCACGGATCACATCGCGTGGAAGTTTGAAGCACGCCGCGCGCCAGGCGCGGACCCGTCATGATCGCGATTGAAGAAATCACTCAGGATGCGGATCGTGCGAAGGGATTCCGCAATCTCCAGATCATCGCTGAGGATGCCAATTCACGCGAGATGATCTTCGTAACTCATCACCATGCGGAGAACATTGCGCTGACTGGCGATGCGCCTGCTTACATGACCTTGCCCGAGTGCGTGGCTGGCAATCCGAAGATCGGCAAACTGCTGCTCAAACTCGCCGTCGAGCTGAACGATCACCCGCATCTCTCGTCGTTCGCTCAAAGCATCATCGTTGGGCCTGACGAGCCGGTGCCGTTTCAATTCGCACCCTGCCAGAAATGATCACGCAAGTCGAAACCGCCGTCGCTGCTTTCCTCCGCGCTCGCTTCGCGGGCGCTGATCCTGCCGTCACCGCGCCGGTGGTCGAAGCCACGACGAACAAGCCGCCGCCGGAAGATCGCAGCGTGGTCGTCGTGTTGTGTGGCAAACCTGACCACCAGGGAGGAGGGATGTATGACGTGCCCGTGAACTGCATCGTGCGCACGCCGGAAGGCGTGAAGGGCGTGACGGTCACCTCGCACGCAGCCGTCGAGTCCGCTCTCGCCGCTGCGTTTGGCGTCCAGTCGCCAGAGATCCTCACGGCACTCACAGCGGCAATCACTGCGCAGCTCCCGCAGAACAACTGCTGTGGCTACCACGTCGAGGGCTGGCAGCCGGGGCGTGAAGACACGAGCTGGGTGCCGTCCTTCCAGGTGAAGCTCGGCATCGACCCTGTTTAATCGATGGCGTCAGGAGCCGTGCTCTTTGACACGCACACGAAGCATATGGCCAGTCATTTCGGAGTCACATCGCCAGTCATTGCCGCTCCCTCGGGCGGTCATGTGCATGAGGAAAGCATCAGCACCAAGTGCGAGATCGTCACCACGCCAAACAATCTCGGCGTCACGGTTTTCGCGGATTTTCGCGGCCACAAGAAGGCTGACATTTCCGTGAAGGGCGTCGGCTCGCCCAGCTTCGCCACCGTCACGGCCGGCGAGATCGCCGCGGCTACGCTCAAGGTGATGAGCGCCAAGCTGATCAATGACCTCGGCAAGCGCATCGGCTTCGAATACACCGCCGTGAAATACACCAACGGAGTCTATGCCTGATCTGTCATTCGTTATTCGTCATTCCACATTCGTCATTTTCGCCCGCCATGCCCGCTTCTCCTTCACCGCTCGCCATCACCGCCACGCTTCTGGCCTTCAGCTCGAAGATCGAGATCACGAAGTCGCTCAAGGAAGGCGAGGCCGTGCTCACCAACGATGATGAGTTCAGCGTCGGCGATGCCTACGATCCTACGTTTGAAATTTCGGGCGAAGGCAAGGGCGATCCCGACTCATCCATCGCCGCCGCGAGTGAATCGCTCGCCGACATCACTGGCGTGTCCGGCGGCAAGACGATGGTTGATCAGCTCGACACGACGCAGAAGACGGACGGTCGCAACGGCTGGTCCTTCCACGCGATGCACTTCCCCGCCGCTTCCTGATGCACCAAGGGCAGTCGTTGAAGTTTGTGCGCGGCACAGGGGCGCCTATCAAGGCTCCGCAGCTCGGCGTGGTCGTGGCCGCCATCATATCGGGACTGAAGACAGCGGGCGCGGAATGCCTACTGCATTGCATCAAGGAGAAGGACGGCGAGCCTGTCGAAGATTTCGTCTGGAGTTTCGACGGCGACGGCACCTGCACGTTTGAGCCATCCTTCCCGCGCGAGACCATCGACGTGAATGAACTGGAACGCCGCTTCCTCAGCGATGAATGGTGCCGGGCCAATCCGCATCACCCTATCGCCTTCATGCGCTGCTTCTTCGATCATCGCAACCAGCTCGTGGCGCAGATCAAGAGCCGCCCGCGTTACGAGGTCTTTGAAATCGTCAACGGCACCACCACCTCGCGCTGCTTCATCCCGGAGAACGCCACGCCCGATGAGCGCGCGGCGATCCTCGCCGAATTCAACCAGTCATGAAACGCGAAGACCAACTCGAAGCCGCCTTCCTCGAAGCCGGACTGAATGTGCCCGGCTTGACGATGCGTCCGTTCTCTCTCGGCACGCTGAACTTGTGCAAGAAGCTGAAGCTCTCGCTCTTCGTTGAAGACAAGAGCGCTGAAAAAGTCGAACTCGATGAAGACGCCACACTCGACCAGCTCATTGCTTTCGCCTGGCTCCAAAGCCAGCCGCTCCCCGAAGTGCTCGCGGCCGTGCGCGGAAACAAATGGCGCGAGGCCGTGGAGTTGTTCGCGTTCACGCTCTCGGCGGATACGATCACCGCGCTCGGTGCCGAGATTCAGCGCATCTCCGCGCAGAGCAATGCCGCCGCCGTCGAGGTCATCGCCAAGCCCGCCGAGAAGGACGGCGAGAAGGACGCGCCCCCAAACTCCTAGAGCCAGGCTGGACGGCCGCGTTGCTGTTCACCCTGGCGCGAGAGACGGGCTGGTCCGAGCATTTCATTCTCTGGGAGCTGCCGCTGCCGCGCGCCATGCAGTATTATCACGCTGCGCTGCGTGCCTCGCTCGCGTGGACCGTTGCGCCCGCCGACACCGCCGCATTCGCTGTGCGTGCGGATCGCATCCACAGCCTTGCGGCCAAACTGCCGCGCGCGAAGGATGACCTCGATGATTGACACCGCCCGCCCCTCAAATGCATGGCGGGCGAACTCACGGTCACAAAAGACGACTACAGCTCAAGTCTGGGGCGCATCCTCGCGACTACGAAGCGTGAGGCTCCTGTCGTTCTTCGCGAGCAAGGGCGCGGCATCATGCGCTGGGTTCAGCTCTACTCCGCGCCTGGCCACGATGGCGTTACAGGTCATGCCGCCAAGCAACACGGTGAAGCGAAGGTCGAGAGCGACATTCGCAAGCTCATGTTTGGTGTGAAGGGGCCGGGCATCGGCTTGCGCGCCGATATTGCTGCGCTTCATAAGGCTGCTCGCAGCAAGAGCACTGGAAATGTGCGCCGTGCTTCAGCACTGACTCGCGATGATCGCGGGCGCATCACGGGTCGAAGTTTGGGCGGTAAGATTCCCGTAAAAGCCGCCGCTCTCGAAAAATACATCGGCTCGAAAAAGAAGATGGTCGGTTTCTTGGCCAGCGGATGGAACGTCGCGGCGGGTAAACTCGGCATCACGCCTCCGCAATGGATCTGGCGGCACAGTGGCGAGGGCGATGTGCGCGATGTCACGACTTCCGACAGCGTGAAGATCGTGGCCACGAACAAGGTCGGCTTTGCTTCGCGCGCCATCAACCAGCTCCAGCGCGTCCTCGACTTCGCTTACCGTGCGCAGAAGGGCGCGAACGATCGGCGCTGGAAAGCCTTCATCGAAAGCCAGGCAAAGAAAGCTCTCCGCTGATCTCCTCTTCTCCCTGTCTCCTCCTCTCCAAGTCTTCCCATCATGGCCGCCATCACCGCAGAAATAGCCCTCGAACTCTCCAAGCTCCGCGACAGTACGAACAAGGCTGTCGCCGAAGTGCGGAAGATGAAGACGAACATGAAGCGTGAAGGCGATGGCCTCGGCTCCGCGATCTTCGGCGGACTCAAGACGGCGGCCACCACCGCAGCAGTCGCAGCCGGAGCAGCCATTGCCGCCGCCCTGGCTGGCACCGCGCTTGGTTTGAAGAACGCCTTCGATCTCGGTGGAGAACTCACCGATCTCTCCGCGCAGATCGGCAGCTCGGCGGGCAAGGCGCAGATCCTCCGCCAGGCCTTCGAGAACGCGGGTCTCGGCGCGGACGGCGTGCAGATGAGCGTAAACAAGATGCAGAAGGCTCTCGCGGAAGCGGCAGGAGGCGGCCAATCCTCCGGTGCATTCAAGGAGCTCGGCCTCGACGTGGCGGCACTGATGGCAATGGACCCCGCCGATGCTTTCCGCGCCGTGGGCGACGCGGTGACGAAGATCGACGACCCCTCGAAGCGCGCCGCCGCGAGCATGGAAATCTTCGGCAAGAGCGGCGGCAAGCTGCTCTCGCTCTTTGGCGATTCCGGTGCGCTCGCTTTCGCCGCTGAGCAGCTCGGCAGCCAGAGTGAAATCCTCGACAAGAGCGCCGGTGATTTCGACCGCGCCAGTGACATCCTCGGCGGTGCTTTCCGGAAGGTGCAGGGTTTCTTTGTCGGCATGGGCAGCAAGCTGGTGGATGCGCTGATGCCCGTGCTCGATCAGTTCAACAAGCTCGATCTCGCTGGCATGGGCCAGAAGTTCGGAGACGCGATCATGCGCGCCGTGAACCTGCTCCGCGCCGCCTGGGAGACGCTTGATTTCGCCGCCATCGCCTCCCTCCTGGGCGATGCGCTGCAGCTCGCCGTCAAGAGCACGATCAACACGCTCTACGCCGGACTGATGGCCACGGCGAGCGCCTGGGCGCAGATGCTGGTCGAGTCCGCCAAGAACGTGATGGCCGTGTTTCAAATCCTGACCACGTCGGGATTCTGGAAAGGCATGCTTAACGTCTTCATCGGCATCGCTCACAGCTTTGCCGCTGCGCTCCTCGGCCTGATCGGTGTCGCGCTTTCAAAAGTGAAGAAGATCCCCGGTGCCTCGGCAATCATCGGCGATGCGGACAAGAGCTTCAAGGAAGCCGGTCTCCAGCGCGGACGTGACGCGGCGGGCCGCTTTGCTCAAGGCGCGGACCTGCTGACTCCGGCCGCACAGACCGCGATGAAGCGCATGGGCGAGACGGCGAAAGCCGTGGCTGATGCCTTCATGGAGGAATTCGGCCAGACCGCGAACATGTTCGACACCGGTCCCGAGATGGACCGCCTCAAAGAAGCCATGCAACACATGCGCGATCGCGCCGATGAAATCGCCAAAGCCGCCGCCGATGCAAAGCCGCCGCAGAAGTTCGACGCGGAGAAAACAGACGGCGGGGGAGAGAAGACTTCCAAGATCCGCACGCCTGGTCTTTTCGCCAGCGCCGTGAACCTCATCATGGGCCGCAGCGTGAACGAGCTCATCCACGATGAGGCCAAGAAGACGAACGAGCTGCTCAAGGACATCAAGAAAAACACCGAGCAGCGCCCGCCGCCGCGCACAGCCTCGAACGCCTCGCCCGATCTCATTCCCCGCTTCGCCTGATCATGACCGAACAACCCAAGAAGAGCGGCAAACGCAACCGCAACGGACTCCTCACCATCACGCGCGAATTCGTCGTCGATAGCGAGGATGAATGCCTTTCAGTCGGGCCGTCTTCCGTGATGGGATGCTCGGAGGAAGATCGCGAGTGGTCGAAGCGCATCGGCGGTGTGGAGCGTTGGGACGTGAAGATCACCTATCAAGGTAGCGCGGACGGAGAGAGCCGCGATACGATCTGCGTCAAGCAAGTCATCCGTGAGGAGCCCATCGAATCGCATCCCGACATTGAGTCGATCAAGAAGACGTATGGCGGCACCGAGAATGATGACGGCACCATCTCCTTTCCTGCCACGCTCGCCACAGGCACCGGAGGCAGTGGCAGCAGTGCCAAGCGCACGACCAAGAATCCCATGTTCGGTGCGAAGACTTACGGACGGAAAAGCGCGCAGTGGTCGCGCACTTACGTCACGAAGAATGAGCCAGCCGACATCGAAGACATGGCGGGCCGCACGTCGAAGAAACCAAAGGGTGCCTGGCGCGCGCCGGAGGGAAAGCTGTGGGTCTATGGTTGCTCGGAGTCGAAGCCGGTGGGCAGCGATTTCGAGATCACGGAGAACGCGACGCTCGAAGACGAGGGCATCGCCAAGGCCGTCTATGGAGCGCTGGTATGAATGACGACATCGACAGCGCCATCGCCAGTCTCCGCGTAGAGTCGGGAGATCCCATCACACGCAAGCTGTGGAACGGCCTGCTCGATCTCTGTGCTGGCATGGTGAAGTCGTTCAGTGAGTTTAGCTCCGGCACCGGCGTCCGCATTCATCGTTACCCACAGGGCATCAATGTCGTCGCGGATCGCGGCAGCTCATCATTCGGCGGCGCGTTCGGTGTCCGCGTCGCTGGCATGGAGGCCACTGTCGGCCTCGGCACTGTCGAGGATGTCACGCCATCCATCGGCGGCGCGCGCATCGATGACGAAACGATTCCGAAACTCAAGATCGACGGCGGCCCAAACGAGCAGCTTCGCTCGTGGATCGCCGTCAAGGTCACCGTCGATCCCGAGGCACCCGATGCGAAGATCGATCCCGAAGATCCAGAGTCGCTGCAAATCATTCACACGAATGACTTGTCCTCCTCTTCTCCCAGTCTCCTCCTCTCCGCGTCTTCCTCTTCTGCTCTTCTGCCGCTCGCCATGCTGATCTGGAGCGACACGAAAACAATCTCGCGCGTCAGGCAGATCGTCTTCTTCAACCAGCGCCATCGCTTCACCAGGGCCACGCAGACGGCCACGGCGCGGCACACTTTTTGGGCCGCCGCATGAAGGGTCCGCTGACAGCGGCCGCGTGGAATGCCCTGCTGGACCGTCTGGCTCCGCTGCTGCGCAATCGCATCATGAGTGTGACCGCTCTCGGCGGAGGCAAGTGGCTGCATCCGTGGCACACATCCGTGAAGTGGAATGCCACCGAAAAGCGATGGGAAGCCACGATCAAGCCAGGCTTCGTCAACGGCCTCGATGTCACGGTCTCCATCACTCCACCACTCCAAGACTCCACCGCTCCTTCCTCCGTCCCACTGACCGATAGTCCTACCGTCCCACTGACCACCTTCCGCCCCATCGGCACGGACGCCATCAGCATCGATGGCAGCGGCGAATCCGTGACTGAGTACTTCCGCGTGCGCGGCGTCGGAGATCCCGTCTCGCTCAGCACCGAGGGCGAAGACGGGATTGTCCAGCAAGTCAGCGGCCTGGCCGATGCACAGTCATCTCAGCGACTGCTTCGCGCGTGCGAGATCCTGCTCTATCACGACCGGCCCGCCGCAGAGGCGCAGTGGACGCAAGGCGTCGGCATCGACGGCACCTTCGCGCAGTTCGCCATCGCCTACAATGCCGCCACCGGCGCGAAGGATCACGGCTATCTGCGCGTCGCCAAAGAGTCGCCGCTCGTCGCGGCGGACACCGATGCCGCCACGGCCGCCTTTCTCGGCGAGAGCTTCGCCGACACGCCCTACGACTGGAAGAAAGTGGCCACTGTTTATCTGCTCTCGCCCGCAGATGCCGCGTTCGACTCCGAGCCTGACGAGACCTGGCAGCCGCATGTGAAGCATCATCTCTTTTGGAATCTGCACTACGCGCACTCGCCGATTCCGCCCGCCGCGAACAACCAGCCTCTCACTCTCAACACCGCAGGCCTCGGCGGCGCTGGCGTGAATCTCCAGGCCACCGTGAACCAGATGCTCGCCCAGTCGAACGATGTATCTGCCGCGCTCAATGAAATGCTCCGCAGCCGTGTAAAGGGCCGCTTCTGGACTGTCTGAATTTCATCTCTCCAAGTCTCCACCACTCCTCCTCTCCACGTCTCCTATTCCTTTGTATGGCCGCCATCGATAAAGCCGCAACCCTCGAAGCCCAGGCCGCCGCCGCCGCTGCGGAGCTGGCCGCGCGCACGCGCTCGCTCGATCCCGAGTTCCCATTTGTGATCGAAGAGTTCGATCCTGATATTTGACACGCCCGCGCTTCTGTGCAGGCTCTACGTTATGCCAACATCTCCACCCTCGTCCTCTCGGAAACACTCCAGGGAACCACTGCGGGCTCATTTCCCGAGTTCGTCGCGGGCACGGACATTGCGCTGAAGCTGCGTCTCTCGCAGCGTGTGAACGGCGAGAACATCCCCTCGCGCCGCACGCTCCATGCGCTCAAGATGAGCCTCGGCCGCGCCGATGCGCGGCCGACCAGTGGCAGTTATCAACTGCTGGTCGAAGCGCCGCCCGAGGCGTCGAACCGAATCACGGCGCAGATCGAGTTTGATGCGACGGCCGCCGATGTGGAGACGGCGCTCAACGCACTGACCGGTGTGACCGGTGCCTTGAAGCCGTTCACCGTCGAGACGCAAGGTGGCTCTTATCGTGTGCGCGCCGCGAACGGTGCGCAGGTGGAGATCACCTGCGTGGATAACTCGCTCTATCCCGCCAGCTTCGTGAACGTCGTCGCGACGGAATTCGATGAAGGCTGGACGTCGGAGATCCGCCTCACTCAAGCGCCCGTGGCGCAGAACGTGGACTTTACCGACATCGTTCCCGATGCACCGACGGTCACCCGCATCCAGGCCGGCGCGACGGACAGCGGCATCAAGCGGAATGAGATTCAGAAGATTTTCATCCCGCCGGAATTTCCAACCGGCTACGGCCTCACGGTCAAGCGCGGCTTCGCCACCTCCGATGTGGTGGGTCTGCCCACGAACGCGGCAGACCTGCAGCCTATCCTCGACAAGCTGCTCATCAGTGGCGAGGCCTTCGTGCTCACCGATGCGCAGGACGCCATCTTCGTGGAGTTCGCCGGTGATCTCTCCGGCGTCGGTCAGGACTTGCTGGAGATCGATTTGATCGATCCGCCGCCCGCCGACAAAACCTTTACGCTCTCGACCGACACGGCGGAGACTTACCAGCTCATTCGCGCGGCGCTTGTCGCGTCCACAGGCAAGGCCGTAGTGCCGCTGGAGCTGCAACTGTGGCTCGATCACGAGCAGATCGAGGATGTGTATGAGCAGTTCATCTTTCGCTTGCTGCTGACTTTTGTGATGCCGGTGAACAGCGAGGCGCAAAACGTCAGTGCCACAGTTGATTGGAATCAACCGCGTGCTCGCGAGAAGTTCACACCTTACTCGCCGACGCAAGTCGTCGTCGCCAATCGCAGCTACGAAGACTTGATCGGCGACGGCACATCAAACCCGATTACGATCAATCACAATCTCGCGGGCACGAATGTCAGCGTCACACTCACGCGCGTCTCGACCGGCGCACAACTGACCGCGCCAGCCGACTATTCAATCGACAACGTGATGTCGAACTCAGTGCGCGTCACCTTTGTCGATGGCCCGCCCGACACCAATGACATCGCAGTCGGCATCCAGCGCCTCGGCGCGCAGCCGAGCTGGCAGTCGCACACGCATGACGGCGATGAAGTGCCGGAGCATGAGGCGCGGCTTGATGCCATTGAGATCGCGCTCGCGGCCCTTCAAGCGCTTGTGCCGACTGGAAGCTTGTCCTCTTCATCCCTCACCACCAAAGCCACCGAGATACTCTTCGCCACGCTGCCGACGATTCTCGAAGCTTTTCCTTCCCGCTCGCCCATTCAGTCGGCTCCGGCGACGGGCACAGCGGGTGCGAATGCGACTGGCGGCACGGAAATCACGACGCTCGCCTCTCTCGATCCCAGTCTGCTGCCGACCGATGGAGGACTCCTGCCAGCCGTGCTGGATGCGAAGGACGAAGCGCTCACGGTGCCGTTGCCGGATGCAGACGCGGCGTTCAAGAAGCGCGTCTTTCTTCTCGGTGGCTCGGACGAAGTCGATCTCGGCGGCGGTGGTGGACGCAAGGGTACGACGTTGCGGCCGGGCGAATACGCGGCCTGCGATGGCAACTACTGGTATCGTGTCGCACGCATCGCCGACACGGAACCGAACTGGTATCCGTTCGAGTTTGAGCGCGAGCTTTTCATGCTTGCTGTGACTGACAAGGATCTCTCGCTCAAGCGCTCGCTTACATTCCCGGTCGGCTTCGAAGTCGGCGTCATGTCGCGTCGCGGTCTGACTCTCGCCGAGTGGCAGCGCACGGCCTACAAGAACACACGCTGCCAATGGCAGATCCTCTTTGAGCATGGCACGTTCGCCACGGAAGCTGCCGCCGCTGGCGTTGCATTCACGGCGGACGATACGACCGATAAGATCACGGCGATCCTCGACAACTGCCCGGACGGGACGCCGGTGAAGCTCTCGACGACGGTCACGCTGCCAGGCGGACTCAGCACCTCGCTGCTCTACACGCGCGACACCGTGGGCAATGAGCGCAAGCTCGCCGCCACTCTCGGCGGCGCGGCCATCGACATCACGGATGCAGGCACCGGCACACACACGATCACGCCGCAGACCGCTGGCAACAACCTCAAGAACGTCGTGTGGAATGCCACGCCGATGCTCTCTCACACCTTCCAGTTCACACGCACGCCGGTCGCTCGCAGCTACAGCGTCCGCGTCTCACGCTCGCTCGTGAGCAGCGTGGACACCATCTCCGCCGAGCAAGTCGTGATGGGCAATGCCAGCGCCGCAGGCTCCGCTCCATCGTCCGCCAACTTCGCCATCCGCGCCCGGCTCGCCCGCTTCGACATCGAGGACGACGTCGTCGATCCCCGCGCCCTCGTCGTCCTTCGCGGCCTCAATGTCGAGGTCATCAAAGGCGATACCACCAACGGCCTGGTTACTTTGAAAACCGCATGAGTGCGCCCGCGAAAACCGAACTGATCCCGATTGAGAAAGGGGATGTCGTCACCTGGAAAGGCCCGCGCAACTTTGCATACCGCGAAATGAGCGGCGTCGTGAAGCACGTCGGCAAAATCTTCGCCCGCGTCCAGCCGAAAGGCCGTGGCGAGGACACCTTCATCAAACGCGCCCTCCTGCTCTCCAGGACTCCACCACTCCACCACTCCTAGCCCGTCCGTCTCATGGCCCTCCCCATCATCTCCACCATGTCCGAACTCATGGACCTCACGAAAGACGTGGCCATGGTCCCGTGGACGCCGCTGGCGGCCAATACACCGACGAGCTGGGCTTGCAGCGGTCTGCCCACCGGACTCTCGATCAACTCCACCACCGGTGTGATCAGCGGCACGCCGACAGTGATCGGGCAATCGACCTGCTCGCTCACGGCGATCAACGGCACCGGCACGAGCGCGGCCTTTGAATTCATGGTCAACGTCTCGGCCCCGGGCCTCGCCGACGAAGGCTTGGTCAACATCGACATCGATCTCGACACCGGCATCGTAAACGGCACACCGATGGCAGTGGATGCGCCCGCGCTGCTCTACGGTTGCAACGAAGACATCATCGGCCTGGCCGTCGGCTTTGTGCGTAAAGGCTTCCTCACCGCGCTCGCGCCGACGAAGATCATCATCGCCATTCGCGATACCTACGAAGACAAGCCCGTGATCGTTTACAATACGACTCCCGGCGCGCCGCTTGATTCGTTCGCGCCGCGTTACCGTGCTAACTTCCTGCTCACGGCGGCGGAGATCCTGACGAAGATCAAGGCGCATGGAGAGGACGGAGCTTCAGGTGGCACCGACTTCAACGGACGCTTCAAGTGCCAGCTCACCTTTGAATACACGGCCACCGCGATCAATGGCGTGACGGCCTTCAAACGCACGAGCGTGGAGTTCAAGGTCCAGCTCGCCAAACGAGTCGCCACTGCGTAACCGCCATGACCGCCCGCCGCCGCATGACATGGAGAGAGGCACGCATCTACGCGCGTGCTGGAATTCCCATCCGCCTCGAATCATGGACCGAAGAAAATCGCGGCATCGTCTGGCCGGTGAAGACGATCACGAGTTGGGACATCGGCACGAATCTCTTCACGCTCACCAGTCACGGCTTCAGTGAAAACATGCCGCTGCTGTTTTCCAGCGCTGGCGTGGCACCGACTGCGACCGTGATCCCGAATGAGTCAGGCAGCACGGGCCGCGATGTATCCTTGATTACCTATCTGACGGTCACGAGGCTCGTCACTCCGAACACCTTCGGACTCCGGCTCGCTGGCAGCGGCTCGCTCAATCTCGATCTCACGGCGGCTGGCAGCGGCGCACTCTATGCGCAGCGGCGCACGTCCCGGCTCTGGCTTGTGTGGGACAAGACATGGTGGCGCTGGAACGGCACCGAATGGATTCTCGCCCGCGCGAATGATCTTCTCGCCGCTGAATACGCAGCGGCTGAATGGACCACCATGACTGAGGCAGAGATCGCAGCCAGCGCCAGTCAGATCTTTGTGCTGCCGCCTGGCGTGCGCCCTGGCGATGACGCCAATGGCCAGCCAGTAACCGGCACTGGCGATCCGACCTCGGGCGCGGTTGTTGATCCCGTGGCCGCTGTGGATACGACTGCAACACCTGCCATCATCACCGACGATCCCGTTCTCGGAGGCGGCAGCTCTTCCGATTCAGGCAGCGGCGGCGGTGGTAGTGGCGGCGGCGCTGGCAGCAGCGTTAGTGGCGGTGGCAATGCAGGCGGCGGCGGTGGTGGCGGCGGCGGTCCGAATATCGGAGGCCAGTCAGGCAGCAGTGGCGGTGGTGGTGGCGGCGGCGGAGGCGGGAATGGTGGTGGCGGCGGCGGCGGTGGCGTGAAAAAGATCAAAGCCACGCCAACACTAACACTCAGTGCCAGCGTCGATTACAACCTGCTCGTCGAAGGCTCCGGCGGTGTGGGTGATCCAGCCGGAATCCACGACGCGCGTGTCTCCGGCCTGATTTCCACCAGCGATTTCAATGCCGAGCAATTCCTCGGCAGTGAGACCGACTTCTTTTTCGTTAAGATCAAATCAAACGGCCGCATCGTCTGGCAAAAGACCATGCAATGGGGCGAGACTCAAGGTTACGACATACTGGAGCTGGCGCTACCTGGCACAAGGGGCATCGCCATCGTCGCAACCATCTGGGGCGGCGACGGCACCAATACCGCGCGTCGAGACATCGCGCCATCCGATCCACGCAGTCAGCCGGTTGAAAATGACAAGCTAGGCTAAGCCTTTGACACCCTCTCCACCCACAATGCAGCGCATCTACATCGACCTCGACGCCGATCCCAAACATCCGCGATCAGCGCTCACAGGGCAGGCGCTCGCGGAGATCGAGTGTGTCCTCGGTGCTGCCGCAGACATCGCCGTCATCTTCCATCGCGGCGGTGTGCGCGAGGCACTCGCCGCTGACTCAGTCGGCACGCTGACGGTCAAACAGGAAAACGCGCTCGATGCCGATGCGCTCTTTCTCGACGCCAGCATGGTCGAGACCGCAGACCCCGATGCAGATGGCGAGGTGTATTACCTCTTTTCTGGCACGCTCGACTCCGAGGAGCTGCTCGCCGTCATGCCCGGCGCCAGTGGCATCTTCGCCGCCGCCGCGTGCATCACCTGGACGGAGCCCGGCGAAGCCAAACAAAAGTGCTCCGACTTCATCGTGCGCATTTCCAATTCTTCCGAGCGCCCCACCGACACTCTCCCCGCCCGCGCCGCGCAATGCGTCGTCACCAATGACGAGCTGCGCGTCCTCTGTCCCGACGGCGTCTGGCGGCGCATCATCCTCTCCGACCTCGCCTAACCCAGCCCATCAATCCCATGCGTCACATCCTACCCATCCTTCTCATCCTCTTCACGGCCACGCTCTCCGCTCAAACAGCCGGGCAAAGCAGCATCCCCAAAAAAAACTCCGGCAACGGCAGCACGCTGGAGTCCTTCACCATCGGCAATTCCCAAATCATCGGACGCACCGCCGCCGGCACACTCTCCGGCTTCACCCTCGGCAGCGGACTCACTCTCACGGGCAGCACGCTCTCGGCATCGGCGAGCGGCGGCACATGGGGCGGCATCACCGGCACCCTCAGCGCGCAAACTGATCTACAGAATGCGCTCAATGCAAAAGCAGCCACGTCCAGCCTCGGCACCGCAGCCTTTGCCAACTATGGAAACGATGAACTCCAACTCCTTCGCTGGGCAGCCAACATCAACACGAGTCCCTCCTCCAGCGTCGTCACCACCACCGACCTCGGCGCAGTGAAGAGGGTCGGTGTTTTGCCTATCTCCCTCGGCGGCACCGGCGGCGGCAATGAGACGTCGGCGATGGACAGCCTCACCACCATCGGCAATGCGACGATGAATCAATTCTGGGGCTACGACGGCACCAGTCACGGGGAATGGCGAGCCCTCACGCTTGAAGGCATCAACGGAATTCTCGGGGTGGAACAAGGAGGAACAGCTGCAACATCCGCCGCAACCGCACGCGAGAATCTAGGCGTCATGTCCGCCGCCGTCGGGACGTGGGCCGACGTGACGGAGTATGGCGTCGGTGATGCGGTCTGGGTGCCTTACTACGGCCTATTTGCTTGTGTGACAATCCACACATCATCGGCGGCCACCGAACCCGGAATCGGCGCTGACTGGAGCACAGTCTGGCGTCGCATCGTCAATACGCGCGAACTGGACGCTGGCACGCTCGTCAACGCGCTGCCTGCCATCAGCGGCGCGGCGCTCACGAGCCTATCCGCCGCCAATCTCACTGGCACACTCGACATCGCGCGCATTGCCAACGGCTCGGTAACGAATGCAAAGCTCGCGAACAGCAGCATCACCATCAACGGCAGCGCGGTCTCGCTCGGCGGCAGCGCAACCATCAGCACCGGCCTCACCATCGGCACCACGACGATCACCAGCGGGACGCCGGGCCGCTACCTTTACGATAACGGAGGCGTCGTAGGTGAGCGCACAAGTGCGCAAGTCCTGAGTGACATCGGCGCGCAGCCAAGCGGAACTTACGCCGGACTCACGACCAACACCTTCACCGGCACGCAAACGATTCCTCGAATCATCGGAACACAGGCAACCGGAACCTTGCAGCTCGGGGATGCGGACGCTGCCTCACCAGTTGCACAAACCTTGCAGGTCCAGTCCGTCTCAAGCGGAACGAGCAACACGGCTGGCGTTGACTGGGCATTGTCTGGATCGTCTTCGACGGGCACCGGGACGGCTGGAAACCTGCTTCTCAAGACCTCTTCCCCCGGTAAAGGCGCATCAAGTTCGACGGTTACGATCACCATCGCGACTCCCGGCGTTGTGTCGTGGGCGTCACATGGCCTGGCGGTGGGGCAGCCGGTTGTCTTCACGACGACGGGGGCGCTTCCCACGGGGATCGTATCAGGCACCACCTACTATGTCTGTCGAAGCTCGGCGTTCACTGCCAGTGCATTCGCTATTTCAAGCACGGCGGCTCTCGCTGATGCTGGAACGGCGATAACAACATCAGGATCTCAGTCGGGAACACACACCGCGACGACGTCGGCTACTGATCAGAACCCTCCGGCAACCTTGATTACGCTCGGCCCGGCAAACTTGGTTGGATCACAGACGGCCAGCCCTTTAATCTTGAACCAAGTTTGGAACACATCAGGCACGCAGGCCGGGGTGAAGCTCAATTATAGAGACGTTGGAAGTTCAATCACCTGCTCGTACTTTTCAGTTAATGGAGGAAGCACGGGCACCACGAAGATTTTCTCTGTAGAAAAAGTTGGTGGAGCTAATTTGGTCACACTGGGCAAGCTCGTTTCAACATCGAATACCTTCTCGATTGATAACGACGTGTTGGGCGTGGCGCTTGGGAGCGCCCGACAGATAAGCTGGTCGAGTACTGTCTACTGTTACGACACGGCCGACCTGATTTTAGTGCGGGATGCTGCGCAGATTCTCGGTGTAAAGAACGGGGCTAATGCCTGCACGATTCGTGTTTACGGGAACACGACAGGCAGCAAGTACTTGTCTCTCTCGCACGACGGCACCAACGCGGTGATCTCCGCCAGCTCCGGTGCTGTGACGATGGGCACGACTGTCGCTCTCAAGGAATACACCGTCGCAACGCTGCCATCGACCGCCGCAACGGGAATGGTCGTCAATGCGGTAGCCGTCGTGACGGACGCAACGGCACCAACCTATCTCGGTGCGCTCACGGGCGGCGGCGCGGTGCGCTGTCCTGTGTTTTACAACGGCACCGCATGGGTCGCTCACTAATTCCAATGAAACCCTCCCCCTGGCACGAACTCAGCAGCGCCGAGCGCGCGCGCATCGAAGACGAGCAGCAGCGCGCCCGCTACCGTGCCGAGATGTCGAAGCGCATTTTGCTCATCTTCGCATTCGTCGGCGTCATCCTCGCCATGCTGCTCATGGCATCTTCCTGTTCGCCGTTTGATTCAATGGGCCACAACCGCCAGTGGACTTATTACGTTCATCCGGTCGCGCGACTCACGCCCGCCGAATCCTACGCCATCGACATCCTGCAACTAACCGACGACGGCACGCCCGCGCCGCCTCCCAAGTTACAACCATGAAGACACGAATCCTGGTCCTTCTCATCAGCATCATCTGCCTCCTGCTCGCCGCCGCGAGCTGTTCAGTCACCTCTTCTCCCCGTCTCCAAGTCTCCTCTTCCTCCGCACTCCCCGCCATCCCCGTCGTCCGCAATCACGACGCACGCGGCCACTACTTCCTCCCTCCATGCCCGCGTTGCGGAGCCGCCCCCATCGACATATTCACCGGCTACCATTGCCCCGCCAGACACCACTACGAGACACCGACCACCACGCTCGCCGCGCCATGATGAACCAACACCAGATGCTCGACGAAGTAATGACGGCCACCACATTGGCTGTGCAAACCATTGTGGCCGGCATCGTGCTCGCCGTCGCTCCACCCGACCGCGTCGAGCTGATGACCTGGACGCTGCTGCCGATGATCGGTGCCACGCTAGCCTCCGGCGGCGCGTTTTGTTTTAACACGCAGCCCGAGGTCCGGCGTATCGTCGTCGGGCGCTGCCTCTTCGCTCTCGTCGTCGGCGTCCTCGGCCCGCGCGTTCTCTCTATGGTGCATCCTTGGCTGCGTGACATGATGATCGATCCTCTCCTGCTCGTCGGAGCTGGCTTCTTCCACGGCTTCGTTGGCTACCTCATGAGCTGGCCCTTCGTCCGCCGCGCCTACGAGCGCGCCCCTGCCGTCGCTGAGAAGCAGATGGCCGCCATTGAAAAGCGCATCGACGAAAAGATCGCACAGAAGGCCCCCACGGAAAAACTCAACCCATGAACCGCGACGCCCGCACCATCCTGATCATCCTCGTGCTCGCCTGGCTCGGCTGCGTGGCCGCCCGCGTGAGATGAGGGCGAACGACCCAATCCAGCCACATGAGGGGCGGGCGGGAGGTGGGTAGCAGGAGAGACAATGCCGCCCCTCATGTTGGCTGCGATGCCGTGTTCGTCCCCGTTCCGACTGACGCCCGAAAAGATTTCTGAAATAGATGTTGCAATGTATAGCGTGGGCGCTATACTCATATCACGCTCAACCGAGCGCACTCAACAAACTCAACTCCATCAGCACCATGAACAACCCAATCCTCATCCAGATCACCCGTTGCGACAACCAACCCGAATGCCTAGGCCAATGGCACATCGCATGGCCTGCCTTCCTCGGTCATTTGAAGGCCATTGGTTTCGAGTGGCGGCAAGCGACGCCAGCCGACACGAATGCCACCTACAACGTCCTCAACGGCTTGACCGTTGGTGACATGGCTAAACGCTACGAGGTGGCGCTATGATCGCCACCGACTACAAAACAGAGCGCCAACGTCGCGGCACCCTGAAAGGGGTTGCCGCGCTGCTCGACATTCACTGGACCACACTCGCTCGCCGTGAGTGTGGCGTGATCGAACTCACGACAGAAATGAGTCTGGCTCTGTGCTCGCTGCCGCTCCGCAAACCAAAACGCTCTCGCAAGGGGGCGAACGCTGCGGGTGAGCGACAGCCCGCCGAACCACTGAAACCATGACCGAAGCCCCTGACATCCGCCAACCCGAACGCGCCGTAACTGGTGAGGCTAAGGGCTGTTCGCTCCACTCGCTTGTTCTCCAGCCCTTCTACGACGTGGGCGGAATCACAATCTTCTGTGGCGACAACCGTAAAATCCTGCCGCTGCTCGATGACTACGACCTGCTGCTGACCGACCCGCCATATGGAATCGGCGTCGTGAACAACACGCACGGCAGCGTGACGAGCATCAACAGCGGCTCGAAAGCCTACGGGCGGTCGGACTGGGACAACGCAACGCCGCCGGAATGGGCGCTGCAACTGGCGGTCGCAAAAGCCAAGTGGCAAATCATCTGGGGCGGAAACTACTTCGGGCTGCCGCCGTCTCGCGGCTGGCTGGTCTGGGACAAAGGCCAGCGCGACTTCTCGCTCGCGGATGCGGAACTCGCGTGGACGAACCTCGACGCGGCGGTGCGCGTGATGACCTACGCTCGCGGGCAACTGAACGCGGAAGGCAAAGTCCATCCGACGCAGAAGCCCGAACCGCTCATGTCGTGGTGTCTGAACCAAGTGCCCGGCGCGAAAACAATCTGCGACCCGTGGATGGGTAGCGGCACAACTCTGGTGGCGGCAAAGGCGCGTGGCCTGCGAGCCATCGGAATCGAAGCAAATGAAACCTACTGCCGCGCTGCGGTGGCCAGACTCGCGCAAGACGTGCTCGGGCTGGAGAACGATGAACTGTGCCGACCTGAGGGCGGCGAGAAAGGAGACCGATGAACACGATAGATGACCAACGCCAACCGAAGGTTGGCACCAGTGGACTGGTATGCGCCGAACCACCCCAGGCACCGCAATACCGGTTGGTGCTCTCTCATGCTGACTGGCCGCGTCCGATGCGGACAAAGTGGCAAGCCTCCCGTGACTTCACGAAATCCCTCGCGAAAGCCGCCGAGTTGGGAGTGACTGCCGAAATCGAGACTTCGCATACCGCTTCGGATCAGAGACCCGGCCAATGATGACTATCGAATACAACCAGCGTGCGATGGCCGGGTTCTCTGCATCCGATTGTTCTCCATCCGGTCGAACTCACCTTGACCTCTTTTCGGGAATCGGCGGCTTCGCGCTCGCCGCGCAAGCGGCTGGATACTCCACCATCGGCTTCTCTGAAATCGAACCCTATGCCTGCAAAATCCTCAAACGACACTGGCCCGACGTGCCGAACCACGGCGACATCCGAAACATCCGAGGCGTTCGCGCCGACCTCATCACAGGGGGATTTCCTTGCCAGCCTTTCAGTCTCGCCGGGGAGCGACTCGGCGCGGCAGATGACCGTCACCTCTGGCCGGAAATGTGCCGAGTTATTGCGGAGGCAAGACCCGCTTGGGTGCTTGGTGAGAATGTGCCTGGAATCGTCAGCATGGAACTCGACCGCGTGCTATCTGACTTGGAAGGTATCGGCTACGCCGCGTGGCCGCTTGCTATTCCGGCTTGCGGCCTCGATGCCAGACACCGGCGAGAACGCATTTGGATTGTGGCCCACTCCGAACGTGCCGAACGGGGGCCGCACGATGAGCGCGGAGGATGCGATGGCGAAGGGCAAGACGGCCAAAGGCAAGCGGCAAGTCGGGCTGGAAAACGCGGTGCGCTTCTGGCCGACGGCAACGGCGAACGATGCAACGGGCAGCGCCTACCAATACAGCCGGGGCGACCACTCCAAGCCGGTGCTGAAACTGACGGGCGCGGCGCGGCTGGTGGATGGGCAACATGGAAGCCTGAACCCGGAGTGGGTCGAGTGGCTCATGGGATACCCGCCCGGACACACCGCCTGCGAGGACTCGGAAACGCCATCGTCCCGCAAGTCGCGGAGACGCTGATACGCATGATGGCGAGGATGGAGAACGCCACTGGTGATGGACGGCGCGAACCCGCTCCGCCTCGCCAATAGACTTGCTCGCCGTTCCATCCACCAACTTGTTCAGCATCTTCCGAATTATGATAAAACGCCCGCTCAACCCTCAGTTCTCTTCCGCCGTTCTTGAAGGTCGGAAATTCACGACGATCCGCAGCAAGCCTTGGCCATGTTGGAAACCCATCATGCTCTACAACTGGAGCGGAGCCGCCTACCGATCGAAGCAGGTCGATGTCGCCGCCATCGAGGTTGAGGAAGTGCTAGAAATGATCGTCACACACGACCGCGACGGCGGAATTGTATTCGGTCGGGACAAGATCGACGGCATCCCAGTCCACAAAACCGAAGGCTTCGCCGATGCTGGCGAGATGCAGGAATGGTTCGCAAAGGTCGTCCCTGTCGGAAAAACCGTCGAACTCGCGCTGATGCGATTTCGTCTGCTGAACGATAAGGTCAGCGACCCGCGCCAATGAACGCTCCGATTGCAACTGAGACGCAATGCGCGGGTTCGCTGCACCGTATGGTTAGCGGAACCGAATTAGAGCCGGGCGTCGCCACGGAACGCGCCCCGGTGCGGAGCGGAGTGGGGGGTCGGTGTGTTCCTCCGATGGCAGCCCAGCTCGTTGCAAACATTGAGCACGCAACATTTATTGATGCGCTGCGCGCCTGCGCTGAAAGCGCAGGACACGGAGCTTTTGAAACAATTTCGTTCTGTTTTTATAGGGACGAAGCCGAGAAAATAAAGGCGTGGGTGAAAGTCCACGGAAAAGTCAAATTACAAAAGGAGATTCTATGCCTCATTGCGGAAGCCAAGTAATACTGTGTGATATGCCAATTAACTTCGACACCTACAAGGGGTGCTCACACCGATGCACATACTGCTATGTGACCCGAAAGGGCGCGGACATGAAAGACATCGGGCTTGCCGAGGGGCCGAAGGAACTTGAGGCATGGATAAACGGCAAGCGTTCTGCTGATACTAATTGGGTTGACTGGAGGGCACCAATTCATTGGGGGAGCATGAGTGACCCATTTCAGCCATGCGAGCGGCACTTCAAGCGTAGCATGGAATGCCTGGAAGTGTTTGCTAGAACTCAATATCCGGTTGTGTTCAGTTCCAAGGGCGCGGTCTTGCGCGATGCCAATTACTTGGAGGCGCTGTCTCGCTGCAACGTCGTGGCACAAATATCGCTCGTTGCACCTAGCTACGACGCGCACGATCTCGGAGCCCCGACCTTTGAAGACCGCATTGCGGTCATTCGCGGACTTGTTCCGGTGTGCAAGCGCGTCATCGTGCGCGCGCAACCGTTTGATCCAGCCGTGACGGACGAAGTGATAAATGAAACCGTTCCGGCTATTGTTGAAGCTGGCGCTTACGGATTGACCGTCGAGGGCTGGAAGTTCTTCCAGCCGCAACGCGGCACAGTGAAGGTCGGCGCTGACTTCGTGTTTGACCTGCAGATTCTCAGCCCGGCCATTCAACGCATAGGGACGGCTGCTCGCGCCGCAGGTCTGAAATACTACGTTGCCGAAAACCGATTACGCTTTATGGGCGACAGTGTATCATGCTGCGGCATTGACGGGCTGGAGGGTTTCCGAGGGAACATGGCAAACCTGAACCACCTGCTCGCTGGTGACTACGAGGCCACGGAAGGACAGAGGCGCAAGAAAACCGGCGACGTATTCGCGAGCATGGGGCAGACAACGGCGCTGCACGCAATGGCGAAGCCATTGAGCTACGACGAATTGATGCGCGAAATGGGAAAGACCGCCGCCATGCTGGAACTGATGGGCGTTGAAACCCCAAAGCCGCAGGCTGACTTCTTTTCTGCCCTGGGCGGCGGGGGTGCGGAGCAGGTAGATGACGACGCGGCCACGAAACAGAGCGGCGCTAGTTCCGCTAACAAGCAGATAAGCAACTCCGCAAAATGCACGGGCAAAGGCAATGTCGATTCTCCATAAAATTCAAGCCGCCCGCGCGAAAGGGCGGCGTTCTGTGCAGCGCTTGGTTAGAGCACAAAGACTATGACTCACAAAAAGGAATCTCTGAATGAGCTGGCATTATTTGCAGGGGCAGGCGGTGGAATCTTGGGAGGCAAACTCCTCGGATGGAATCCCGTCTGTGCTGTCGAGTATGCTCCCTACCCTCGGCAAAAACTCCTCGAACGGCAACGAGACGGACTCCTGCCGCGCTTCCCAATCTGGGATGACGTGCGAACCTTCGATGGCAATCCGTGGCGGGGAAGTGTGGACATCATCACCGGCGGATTCCCATGCCAAGACATCTCTGCCGCAAACCAAAACGGCGGCGGCGTTGACGACGGAGAGCGAAGCGGACTCTGGAAAGAAATGGCAAGGATCGTTGGCGAGATACGACCGCGCTTCGTCCTCGTGGAAAACTCCCCAATGCTGGCTAATCGAGGGCTTGGAACAGTCCTCGGTAATCTGGCCGCGATGGGGTATGATGCAAGATGGGGAGTGCTCGGAGCTTGCAACGCCGGACTGCTGCACAAACGAGAACGAATGTGGATTGCTGCCAACTCCGCTGACGAATCCAAGCCGAAGAAAACTCGACGCGAATGGCAAGAGTGTGTCCGCGAAAGGTCAAAGCTATGGTGTCAGCCTCGCGCAACTGGCTGGTGGCGAGCCCTGCCCGCGATTCCAAGAATGGCTGATGGACTGGCCTCCGGGGTGGACAGCAACCGAGCCATTGGCAACGGACAAGTTCCGGCTGTGGTTGGACTCGCATGGAAAATCTTACGATGAAAACGAAACCGCACGACTTGTGCTCTAACGTCGAGCTGAGCCACCGCGCTCTGGCGGTTGGCTCCGGCGTCGTGTTAGAGCCGCCTGCCACCGACTCCCGAAAATAAATCTTCACCCGCATCAATTTAATTGTTGACGTATGAAATAAGAGTGCGATAATGGGGGTGTTCAGAAATCCAAATCAAACAAAAATATGAGCACGAAAATCATCCAGATCGTTAAATGGCCCCATCAAACGCAGTCCGTAAAAGTGGACACCAGAGTCCTTCGCGCATACAAAATACACAAGAATCACGCAGCGGGGCGCGTGGCTGATAAATGGCTCTCGGAAAAAGGTGACGGAGAGATCACCCTTGGAGACATGCTCGATACAAAAGGTGTCGTCGGACTGGCTGGACTTTGGCTCAACAAGGATGGCACAGCAAAAGCTGTGGGGGGTGTGGCATGAGCCGCAAAAAGCCACAACTGACCAAGGCCGGGCTTCCTCGAAAGCGGAAGCCCGGCGCTGGCCGTCCGAGTCTCGGTAAGGTCAAGCTCACTGTCCACATCTTGCCCGCGACTCGCGAGGCGCTTGGATCGAGACCGGGCGAAGTCCTAGACGCGCACTTTGGCGGCTCTAACAAGCAGATAAGCAACTCCGCAAAATGCACGGGCAAAGGCAATGTCGATTCTCCATAAAATTCAAGCCGCCCGCGCGAAAGGGCGACGCATGGCTAAAGCGAGGTGGAAAAAGGACCAGGCTCTCCGCGCGGCTCTGACCGCTGAGGCCGAAAAAGACCCGCTGCGTGCCACGGGCCGCATCGTGCGCCGCGTCGTGATCATCGACGACGAATCCACCGTGCGCGAGATCGTGCGCCGCGATTACCACTCGGCCCGCGATTGGGCGCGGATGAAAAAGAAGGCCGGGCTTTGACACGCCGCCGCTGGCTGTGGCCAATTGTTGGGCTCCGAACTCAAACCATCCGAAAATAAAAAGTGAATGAGCTGGCATTATTCGCAGGCGCTGGAGGCGGCATACTCGGCGGCAAAATCCTCGGCTGGCGCACCGTCTGCGCTGTGGAGTTCGATGAGCACGCCAGAAAAATCCTCATGGCACGCCAAGACGATGGATGCCTCGAGTGCTTCCCAATCTGGGACGATGTGCGGACCTTCGACGGGCGACCTTGGCGAGGAGCCGTGGATGTGGTGTCTGGCGGATTCCCGTGTCAGGACATCAGCACAGCCGGCGGCCCGAATCGAAAAGGACTCGCTGGGGAGCGGAGCGGCCTTTGGGATTCAATGCGGAGAATCGTCGGGGAAATACGACCGCGATACGTGCTCGTGGAAAACTCACCAGCTCTCGCTTTTCGGGGGCTTGGAACCGTGCTCGGAGATTTGGCCGCGCTGGGGTATGATGCGAAATGGGGAGTGGTATCCGCTGGCGATGCTGGAGCACGACACGAGCGTGAGAGAATTTGGATCGTGGCCTATCATTGGGACGCCGATAAAAACGCAGCGCTGCCGCAGCGAAGACTTCCTGAGCCCGGCGCTGAATCCCTTCGAGCTTTGTCCGAAGGGATCACTCCCACACCCCGAATGGGTCGAAGGGCTGATGGGGTGGCCGATTGGATGGACAGACTCGCGCGCATTGGAAATGGACAAGTTCCGGCAGTGGTCGCGATCGCATGGAATCTTCTCTCACCTTCCGCCAACCACGGACTTGCGATGAGAGAGCCCAACGAAAAGCTCACGCAAGACGCCCGACCATGACCACCGCCGACACAACGCTGCCAGTAATTGAAACGCCGCTCCGCAACGGAGAAGCGGGGCGTCTTTGCGTGCAGCGTATGGTTGGGCGTCATTCGCGTGTGACTCTCTATAACGGAGACTGTCTGGAAGTAATGCGGGAAATACCGAACACGCACACAGACGCAATAATCACCGACCTGCCCTACGGAACAACGGCGTGCAAGTGGGACTCTGTAATCCCGCTGCCGGAAATGTGGCGGCTATACTACGCGGTCAGCCGGCCAGACGCGCCGATAATTCTGACGGCCATGCAGCCGTTCACGTCGCAACTTTGCCTCTCAAATCTGGACGCCTTCAAATACGAAATCATCTGGCACAAAACCCGCAACTCTCATCCGTTCTTTGCGAATAAGCGGCCACTGCCGCAACATGAAAACGTGCTGGTCTTCTGTCGCGGGCAACACACCTACAACCCGCAAAAGGTGAAGGCGGCGAACTCGTATCGGATAAACCTGAACACGGCGGGGCGAACAAACGGCGACGATGGCGGGAAGAAGTGGAACGGCGAGAGTAAAGAGGGAACTGACCGATTCCCGAACAGCGTCGTGCAAATCTCAAACCCAAGCCTCGAAGCAGGGCTGCACCCGACGCAAAAGCCGGTGGGTCTCATGGAGTGGCTGATACGCAGCTACACGAACGAAGGCGACACCGTGCTGGATAGCTGCATGGGGTCTGGCTCAACTGGCGTGGCATGTGTCCGCACTGGCCGCAATTTCATCGGCATCGAACGGGATGCCCGCCACTACAAAACCGCGTGCGACCGTATCGCGCACGAACTGGATGGCGCGTTGCTATGACGCCCAACAAGCAGATAAGCAACTCCGCAAAATGCACGGGCAAAGGCAATGTCGATTCTCCATAAAATTCAAGCCGCCCGCGCGAAAGGGCGACGCATGGCTGACACGAGGGACGATCTACGAGCCGTTGCCTGCATGTGATGGTTCGTCCCCGTTCCCCACGACTCCCGAAATAAAGTCACAAAAAGTTACATTTACATTTGACGACGTGTAACAATATGTTACTTTGAGCCGTAACCAAATCACAACATGATCACCTCAATCGCTCCACATATCGCAGTCGAAAAGATCGAAATCAACGGTCTCACATTCAACGTCATGCAATCCTTCACTCCTGAGCAAGTCGCCGCTCGCGGTCATGAAAACACCGCTCGGGTGATGAAGGAAAACAAAATCAAGCGCGAGATCGTAGCGACTCGCGGCAACGGCACGAAGCTCTACATGATCAATGAATTCGAGTCCGGCAACTTTCGCGGATGGGAGAAGGCCGTAGCATGAGCGGCGCTGAATACAAAGCTCTTCGCGAGCGCCTGGGGATGACTCAGGCGCTCTTTGCGCAAGCAGTGGGACGTAGCCGCAAGATCATCAACGAACGCGAGCAAGCCGACAAAGTGCCGCTTGAAGCTGCGCTGGCTGCTGAGCTTCTGACGCTCCGAGCAACTCCAAAGCGCCGCAAGGGGACGAACGAGAAAGGTCAGCCATGAGCCGCTGTGCAACATGCGGGTGCCAGGTCGAAAGCCCGTTCGACGGCAAGACGGTCATCCATGACGTGACGCGCTGCGGCTCATTGGCTGCATGCGGTGGTTATGCGTCATTCGATGGCGTCACAATCCATCGTGCTGACTGTATGGACGTGATGGCAAAGCTCGCGGACAAAGCCTACGACTTGGCAATCGTTGACCCCGAATACGGCATCGAACTCAAAGGCCCATGTGGAGTCTTCGAGCGATACGGAACGCTGCAATCCGTGAACTCAAAGCCACCAACGTCGGAATACTTCGAGGAACTCTTCCGGGTGTCTCGCCACCAAATCATCTGGGGCGGAAACTACTTCGGACTGCCGAGATGCCAGGCATACATCATCTGGGACAAGCAGCACCCCGAAGGCGTGACATTTGCGGACTCTGAATACGCATGGACAAACCTCGGCGGCGTGGCGCGAACCTTCCGCTGCCGCCCGCAAAATGCCGACGATGACGGGCGAATCCATCCAACTCAAAAACCTGTGAAGCTCTACAAATGGCTGCTGATGAAATACGCGCAACCGGGATGGAGAATCCTCGACACACATCTTGGCAGCGGATCGTCTGCCATCGCCGCGCTCGAACTCAAATTTGAAATGCTCGCCTGCGAAATCAGCGAGCAACACTTTGCGACCGCCGTGGAACGGATAGGCCGCTACAAACAACAGGGCGTGCTGCTATGACGCATAACGACCTGCGTCAGGCACGCGCCGCGCAGGTCGTGGATGACACTAGGGACTAGCTCCGGCGCGTTGACCTGCACGCTATGGTTCTGGCCCGTTTCGACCTCCGAAAAAGATTTTCATATTTCCGCTTGCATTAATACGGCAATGCCGTATTTTGAGGGGTAGTCAGTAACAACAAACCAAACAAAAATATGACAACTCTCAAGCCACTCAAAAACCAAGTCACCTCATGCGGCAACTATCTCATTGGAGCCGTCGAAGTTCAGGGTAAAGAATACCGCATCGAAGCCGATCTTGAGCTGACTTGGCTCAGTATCATTGACGACGAAAGCCGTCAGGAATCTTGCGTCATTGACGAAGATGGCGACGTGGTGAGCGATAGTGGCGAGTGCGTGACAAGCGACTGGAGCGACGAAGATTGGAAACAACTTACAGCCTACGCAAAAAATGACGTTCGCTGAACAACTCCAAAATGCCAAAAGCCACCTTACTGCGCGTGAGGTGGCTTCTGCCGTGTCGCCGCTTCTAAGTCATCGCACCGTTGAAGACTGGCTTGCGGATCGTCGCAGCCCTCCAGCTTGGACTCAGGAATGGATTCTTTCACGCGTCTGCAGTCCGAAAAAGGCCCGATCACGCAAGGGTCAGAACAAGCAGATAAGCAACTCCGCAAAATGCACGGGCAAAGGCAATGTCGATTCTCCATAAAATTCAAGCCGCCCGCGCGAAAGGGCGACGCATGGCTAAAGCGAGGTGGAAAAAGGACCAGGCTCTCCGCGCGGCTCTGACCGCTGAGGCCGAAAAAGACCCGCTGCGTGCCACGGGCCGCATCGTGCGCCGCGTCGTGATCATCGACGACGAATCCACCGTGCGCGAGATCGTGCGCCGCGATTACCACTCGGCCCGCGATTGGGCGCGGATGAAAAAGAAGGCCGGGCTTTGACACGCCGCCGCTGGCGTATGAAACTTTTCAACACATTCCTCGCCCTCGCGGCCCTATCCACGGCGGCTCTCACGAGCTGCACCTCCAATCAGCAAAAGTCAGCCATCGACTTTGCCGTGCAAACGGTCAATGACCTGAGCGGCGAGCAACGCTTCGACGCTCAGCTCGCCAACCAAATCAAGCTCGGACTCGAGGTCGCCTCCCGGCTCGATCTCAGCGCCGCCTCCGCAGCGGCGCTGCTCAACAACGCCCGCCTCGCCGTCTCCACCGCGCAGGCGGCCGGCGCGATGACGCCCGATCAGGCCCTCGTCATTCGCACCGGCCTCAACGCCGTCCAGTTGCTCGTCAACAGCCTCCAGTCCGAGACCGCCGCCCTGCCCGCAGATCGCCGACCGAGCGTCCCACAACCGCAGCTCACCACGATCCTGCCGCGGCGCGAAGCGAGCCGCCTACACAGGAGCGAGGACATTCCTGTCCGCTTCATCGCCGTCGCCTGAACCCTTTTTTTACCACACACACTAAACACCAAGCGACGCGGCGCAAACCGACCCCTGACCTCCGCGCACTGGCAGGGCACCAAAAAAAAATCATGCACTACCGAAACGGCCGCAGACAACCTCAGCGGCCGTTGTGCTTTTGACACCTGCCGCCGAGCATGAACCTCTACGACCGCGCAGCGTCCTTCCTCGGCAAAGGCATCCGTGAAATCTCCGGACCCTCGTCGCACCCGCAGATACTCGCCTGGCTCAAGCGCACTGAGTCTCTCTACCCCACCGACCTCACCATCGACGACAGCAAATACGCATGGTGCGGAGTCTTGGTTGGCAACATGGTGCTCGATGAAATCGCCGCAGGAAACGCGACGATGCCAAAGCCACCCGCCTACTTCCAGGCCGCAGCGAAGTGGAGACAGTGGGGCACGCAGATCGCATTCAAGTCCGCGCAACGTGGCGACGTGATTGTCCTCACACGCACGGGAGGCTTCCACGTCGCCATCCTCAGCGGCCTCACCAAGACCGGAGCGAAGGTCATCGGCGGCAACCAAGGCGACGCGCTATCCATCGCCGAGTATCCATGGTCGCGCGTCGTCGCGGTGAGGAGAGGTTGATCAAGGCCGCCGCACGAGCCTGGCACATGCGAGTCAGCGCCGTCGTCGCCATCGTCTTCGCCGACTGACCATGAAGACAACCATCTTGAACGTGTCACACACATGTCAGCGAATCCTCCGCGCTGAATCCCTTGTAAAATAAGCCATCCGCGACCTTTCAACTCCCCTCGCCTCCACCATCTTAATTGAGGCCGGTTTACGAAGGTAAACCGGCCTTTTTTATGGGCCTTCGCCTTTTTCAGCGAGGAGCGCGATTTGATTTTGATCGAGTCGCAGTGCGGCGTCCACGATGGCGTCGCCAAGGTGGAGCCCTTCACGGCGTAGCAGCGCGAGGCCAGCATCGAGCGCGAGGCGCATGATCTCCTGATTGGACTTCTGATGCTGCTCTGCGGCTGCTGCGATTTTCGCGGTCACATCCTACGAGAGGCGGATGGGGATTGGCTTGCCGTATTCGGTGCTCATTGGGCAAAATACGCCTTGTATAAACTTCTTCCACAATTTGTTATTGCGCGTTGTATAAGGTTGTTATACAATGACGCCATGCCAGACGAAACCGAAGACAAGAGGCCGAGCGTGACGGTGCCGATCCGCATCTCAGCGAAGCAGGACGATGAAGTCACTGAGACGGCAAAGCGGCTCGAACTCTCGAAGCAGGCAACGATCCGGCTGGCAATCGCGCGCGGGCTTCCGGTGCTGACTGAGCAACTGGCCGGCTGCGCTGGAGCCTGAGAATTTCAACCAACCGCCTCGGGCTGCGGTTCAGCCCGATCAACCAACCGAAACAAGTAGAAGCGAAAGGAGCAGGCGATGACGACGACAGCGACAGCAAGAAGGAGGAAGACAGGGGCCGGTGAAGCAGCCGATCAGGGAGCCGGTCAGTGCAGTGCGCAGGCACGCGCGGTGGGAGCTGCGGAGAGGCAGGATTCAGGATTCAGGATTCAGGATTCAGGATTCTGCGGGGAGACTCAGCCTACGAAGGCGGGGCTCCCCGTTTCGCGTTGCCGGGCGGATGAGATCATCCTGACTTACAAATCGAAGGTGTGGACGCCGACGCTGCCGAGTCGGAGCAAATGGCGTGTGCTCAATTGGAGAGCCTCACTGAGCGCACTCGGCGGCACGCGGACGGTGATGCTGGAGAACATCAAGACTGGTAAACGCGTGAGTGTGACCGAGACGGTTATTCGTCTGAGCTTTGCGGCAAAGCGCCAGATGCGCGCGATCTTTGCGACTGAACTGGAAAGGAGGGCGGCATGATCTCCGCCGTCATCCAGGGCAGGCTCCGAGATGCGGAGTGGGACGCGGAGATCGCGCGCGAGAGCGGTGACACGGGCGCGCTGCTCGATGCCATCGCGGCTGCGGAGGAACTGCGGACGCAGCAAGCCCGCCTCGATGACCCGGCGTGGCTCCGGGCCTTGGAAACGGAGATGTGAATCAAACAACCGACTGACCAACATGAAGCTGCAACCAACCGAACCAATGATCACGCCGCGACTGCGGGTGATCGCAAGACTGAGGGACGCGCAACCGTCGCCGGAGCACTATGGGCCGTGGGAGCTGGCGCGGGATACGCTGGGTGCCGTGGTGCTCACGTTGCTGGCGGTGTGGATCATCGTGCTGAGCGGCAGCGCGGAGATGGGAGCGAATGGGATGGATGGGAAGAATAGGACGGAGGTGGCGCGATGAATGAGGAGCCACAAGACCACGTGCGCAGTTTTGATGCGGCGCTCGACAAGGCGCTGGGCATCGTCTGTGGATGCGCGGCGGTGGTGGTGCTGATGGTGATTGGCGGCCTGGTGGTGCTGATCGTGAAATACTTTGAGGGGAGGGCTGGGCTGTGAAGGTGACGATCACGACAACGATCACGCCTGCGATGCCGGTGAAGCGGACTGTCGAAGCAGTGAGCACACTGGAAGCTGTGCGCGAGGTGATCAATCACCCGGACACGAGCGGGTTCTTTGAGCGCACCACGAAGAACGGTGGTGGCTTGATTGTGATCTCGGCTTTTCCGGAGAGGGAGCGGGCAATCACGGACGCTCGGCAGCGCGTCTCTACCAAAGAAGGAGGGCTGGAGCTACAATGAGCGGGCTGATTCCCATTTCCATCGTGGCGGAGTTTCTGGGCAAGCGGCCGGAACAGATGCGGACGGTCAGCGACATGGATCATCTGCCGGTGATTGCCGTGCCGGCGGAAACGAAGCCGGTGTCCAAGGTGTCGCTGCTGGGTCTGCATGGCTGGCTGGCTGCGCGCTCGAAGAATGTGCCGCTCACGGTGGACGAGCTGGAGCGCGAGATCGACCGCGCGGCTGAGGCAGTGCGCAGACGGCGCGAAGCGAAGAAGCAACGGAAAGGAGCGGGGGTATGAGCGACGACAAGCGATACCTGCTCGTGCTCTGCGAGGCTGCGAACGGCGCGTGGCGCAAAGTCCGAGGCTGCGTGGAAGTGCGCGGTGGCAAGGCCACGCGCATTGATGTCGAGGCGGAGGAACGCCCGGTGTGGCTGGATGTGATGAAGGCCGCGCGCGTGGCGCTGGGTGCTGAGCAGCCGCAGACGGTGGACGCTGAGGTGGCGAGACTCGATCCGCGTGTGTCACGGCTCTACGATGCTTTGAGAGACTATCACCACGCACTGGATACCAGGCAGCACGGCGGCGTGGCCGCTGATCAACTGGTGAAGGCGGTCGAGACTATTCTCGGTATCCCGTGGACGCAGGGAGCGACGCTGGAGGCGGAGCGGACGGAGAATGGGAAGAATGAGAAGCATGGGAGGGATGACTCATGAGCGACCGGAGGCTGCAACTGAGAGCGCCGACTTTTGAAGAAGAAGTGGCACGCCATGAGGGACTGCTGCGACGCTGGGCGATGAGCATGATCGTGTGCAGGCCCACGGTGGAGGTGGAGGAGATTATGAACGTCGGGCGGCTGACGCTGTGGAAGCAATGGGACAAATGGAATGAGAGTTACGACGTTAAGTTTTTCTCATTTGCGACGGCTGTGGTCAAAAGGAGCATGATGTGGGAGGCGTGCCGCCTGGGCGAGACGATCCATGTGCCGAGACAATCGACGTATGCGGACTGGGCAAGCCTGCGAGTATCGGTGAGCAGCCTGGATGAAAAGCGTGCGGATGGCAGTGGTGAGAGCGATGACGGGACGCTGCTTGACCGGCTGGTGGGAGTGGCGAGTGATCCGTCTGACGAGGCTGAGCTGAGTAGCAACATAGCTCGCGCGCTCAAGCTAGTGGATCTGCTGCCTGAGAGGCAGCGGCAGGCGGTGAGGCTGTGTTATCTCGAAGGAATGACCAGGGCCGAGGCTGCACCGATCATGGGCATCACACGTCAGCGGGTGGACCAGCTCGCAAGTGACGGGCTGGTGATGTTGCGCCGCGCGATGCTCGAAAAGCGGGTGCTTACGTATGCGCAGCGGCGGTCGGAAACAAAGAAGAGGAGGGCTGCGTGATGAGCCAGCTACCGATGGCAGTCCTTACCTCTGCGCAGCGCATTGAAGCGCTGGTGGCTACAGCGACGGCGGCGCTGGCGGTGCTGAAGCGGTCAAAGCAACTGCCCGCCGACCTGAGTCGCGAGGTGACGAACGCGAGCCTGTCGGTGACGATGATCAGCACGGAAGTGCGCGAACTGCGCACGGTGATGGCGGCGGCACGAATGTGTGGCCAGGCGGATGCGGTGACGACGGCGGAGACGCTGGAGCTGCATCCGAGCCGCCGCGAGCACGCGGCGATGATCGAGAGCCTTCACCGGGCGGGAGATCACACGCTGGATGATGACAACACGGACGCGGCGCAGTGCGTGCCTACCACAACGGGAGGGGCCGACTGATGGCGAAGCTGAGCGTCGAGGATCACGAGCGAAGAATACAGGGTGTGTTCCGCCGCGCCTGGGTGGACAACGGCTGGAGTGCCGCTGTGGACGAGACGCCTCTGGACGTGCTCCTGGCGGAAGAATTTGCAGCGGACCGCCTCGATGATGAGCAGGCGGCCGGTGCGCACTACTGGCCTTCGGATGACGCGCCCGAGTCTGAACGCATCGAGCTTAATAATCTCAAAGCGGCGGAGGCGGCGGAAGTGGCGGCCTGGGCGCGAAGGCAAATGGTGATGTGGATCCTCGGCGGCGGATTGCATCCGTTCTGCATCGTGCAAAGGTTTTACGCGCTTTTGTATTCACGCTACCAGGAATTTATCGGGCCACTGAACGAGACGTGGCTGGCGGAGATCCTGAATCAGGGACGCGCGGCCTTCAGCGCCGTGGTGAAGCGGCTTTTTACCAAGCCGATCAAGATCAAGACCGGCATCACGATGCTCTCGCCGGGCATGAAGAGCGCGAAATCGAAGGCCGGCTACGCAGCGAATGCGGCGAAGAACAGGCCACGAGGAAAAGTGGATTCGACCAGCCTCGATGACGGTGCGGAGGCGGCGGCTGAAAGGCAGCGCCGCGAACAGCAAATCGCACATCTCAAAGCACTGCGCGACAGCGCTGAGCGCAAGCGCATCGCGGCCCTGACGGGCTGCTCGCCGGATGAGATCGATCTCGACAAAAGCAATCCACATCCACACGCAAACCATGACCACCTCGACGACGAAGAGTGACCAGACTGAATTGAATCTCGCACTGCTGCCGCCGGAGCCGACGCTGATCCGGCTGCCGCTCGGCAGCATCAAACAAGGCATCAATCCGAGAACTGAATTTGATCGTGATGAGCTGTCGGGCCTGGCTCAATCGCTGAAGGATGACGACGGACCGGTGCAACCGATTGTCGTCTATCATGACGACGACGGGCTGTATGGACTGATCGCAGGAGAGAGGCGCTGGCGCGCGGCAAAGGAGGCAGGCTTGCAGGCCATCCACGCCATCGTGCGGGTGAAGCCACCGGCACACATCGCGCGCAAGATGGCGCTGAAGGAAAACATGCAGCGCGCGGATCTGACGCCGTACGAAATCGCGCTGGCGGTGAAGGAGATGCTGGCGGAGTCGAACGAGGTGGGCGCTGCGATCTACAGCAAGAGCCAGCTCGCGGACGAGCTGGGGAAGGATGCTGCTTTCATCTCGCGGTGCGAGGCACTGCTGCTGTGCTCGGAAAGGCTGAAGCTAAAGGTGCATCACGGGAAGGTGCCGCTGGACATCGCGGCGATGATTGGATCGCTGCCGCCCGACATGCACGAGATGGCGGAGGCTGACATTGTGGACCGCGCTGGCGGCTGCATGACCGTGGTGGCAGCGCGGGAGCACATCGCGGAGAAGTACCGGCGGGATCTGCGCAAGGGCCAGTTCGACAAGGCGGCAGCGGATCTGATTCCGGGCCGGCCGCCATGCCATATGTGCGAGTTCAACGGGGCGAGGCGCGATGACATCCAGGGCAAGAACAAGGTCCACGTGTGCCTGAATCCGGCCTGCTTCGATCAAAAGCAGCGCGCCTTTGTGCAGCAGGCGATGGATCACAGCGACGAGGGCGACGGCGTGAAGATGCTGGGCGACGAGATGCGCGAGAAGATTTTTTCCTTCGACGGAAAAACCGTGAAGGGCGACAGCGGCTACGTGGCCGCCGACGAAGTGCCGGACAAGGTGATGCTGGTGGATCCGAACGCCAAGACCGGCAAGTGGGAAGACATCGTGGAAGGCAGAGGGGTCACCCCCGTCAAGATCATCGACGGGTCGGGCCGTGTGCGGACGCTGTATCCGGCCGACGTGGCCGTGCATGCGGCCGTGCAGGAGGGATCGAAGGTGAGGGCGATGTTCAAGGCAACGGCCGGAGCCGGCTTGAAGCATGGAGCAGGGAGCAAGGAGCAGGATGGAAAGAAGAAAGCTGCGTCGGACAAGGCGCGGGCGAACGGTGTGATCGCGGCGGGCCAAACGTTCGTGCAACGCATCACGGCGAGCGCTGACATCGCGGCCACGTCGCGCGAAATCTTCCGGCTGATTCTGGAGCGCCTCACCGAGCCAGTGGATCGCGAATGGATGGGCAAGGTGATGGGCGTCAAAGACCCAATGGATGCCGGCGACAAAGGCATGATGACGGAAGTGCTCGGACTTGCGCTGGTTGCGCGCTCGATGCGGCTGCAAGGCCCGGTGAGCATCGCTGGATGCACGGGAGAGCTTTGCAAGCTGATCGGCTTTGACGCGAAGAAAGAGGCGCGGCTGGTGGAGCAGGCGGCGAAGAAGACTGGGAGCGGGGGAGTGGAGGAGAAGAGGAGACCAGGAGAAGAGGAGACCGGGAGCGGGGTTGTGCGTGAAGTCGCTGACTACAAGTGCGACAAATGCGGCGCGGAACTTTACGTCGGACCTGGCGAGGGCGCGAAGGCCTGCCTGATGCCGAAGGGTGAGATGAAGTGCGCGAAGCACGGCGGCAAGTGGCAGACGTTGCCGGATTTTTACAAGGTGAACGGCCTCGACCCAAAGACGGGCAAGCCGATCTTGAAGACAAAGAAGCCGCGATTGGCGTCTGCGAAGGAAGCGAAGAGCGAGGCGAACAAGCGCAAGCAGAAGCCGCGACACGCAGACAAAGAGGCTGAGGACATGGCATGGCAGACCTATCTCGACACGGGATCGATTACGAAAGCCGCATCGGCAGCGGGAGTGACCAAGAACACCGTGCGCAAGTGGCACCAGCGACGCGGGTGGAAAGAAAAACGCGATGCGGCGGTGAAGTGAATTTCAGAGCAACAACCAACCAAGAAAAGCGAGCGATTGAAGAAGGAAAGGCCATGTCCGCGTCCACCCATGCGCTACCAGGGCGGGAAGCATCGAATTGCGGCCGACATCGCGGCGCTGATGCCGGAGCATGATGTCTATGTCGAATGCTTTGGCGGAGCGGCTTCGGTATTGCTGGCCAAAAAACCAGCGCCCTGCGAGATCTACAACGACATCTGGGCGGACGTGGTGAACGTTTTCCGTCAACTGCGGGACATCGCGGAGGCGCTGCTGAGGGTAAGACTGGAGGAAGCAGCATGACTGCATCCATCGACCTCGCCTCGCTTCGTGAACGTGTGCGTGATGCGTTGGACTGGCCGATGATCGCACAGCATGACGCCCTCGTGATCCGGAAGTCGGGCCGGGAGCAATGGAGCGCGTGCTGTCCGTTTCACATCGAGAAAACGCCGTCGTTCACGATGGGTGGGCGGTTTCGGGATCGATACATGTGCTTCGGTTGTGGTGAGAAGGGAGATTTTTTTGATTACTGGGGCAAGCGTAGGAGCCTCGATCACGTGGAGGCGGTGAAGGAACTCGCGGGCCTGGCCGGAGTGTCGGTCGGGGAGATCCACTACGAGCGGCCCAAGGCTGGCGTGCAGCGGACGCCGGAAAAGCGGCTTGATGCTGGTGATGGTGAGCACAAAAAACCGTCACTGCCGTCACTCTATAAACTCAACCGTGCGTCGTGTGAGATGATCGCGAGCACGCGCGGGCTCGATTTCGAGGCGGTGTGGATGGCGGCGCGGGTGTATCGGCGCCTGGCCTACTCGCCCTGGCCGCTGTATCAGCGACGCAGGAGCGGGCGCTGGCTGCCGAAGTGCGCGGCACATGGCTATAATTGCGAGCTGAATGAAGAGCACTGCGAGCCGCTGGCGTCGCATCCAAGCTGGGCGGCCGTCGATGGCACATTGAACGTGGCGGAATTCAGGCGGCTCGACAATCAGCGATACGAGCGCATGGACGGCACGCTGATCAAGACCTGGTCAACGGCCGGCAAATCGTGGCCGCTGGGTGCGGCCGACATCGGCGACAAGAAGCGCGTGCTGCTGGTGGAGGGCGGGCCTGACATGCTGGCTGCTTACCATTTCCTCTCCATGTGGCGGATGCTGGACAAGGTGGCGGTGGTCTGCATGCTCGGCGCTGGCAATCGCATCAGGGAGGATGCGCTGCCGTTCTTTGCGGGCTGCAGAGTCCGGATCATGATCGATGCGGACAAGCCCAAAGATTCGCCCGAGAAGCACAAGAGGAAGCTGGTCGGGGCTGAGGCGGGGAGGCGCTGGAGTGCGCAGCTCACTGAGGCAGGAGCGGCAGTGGAGGTGTTTTACGTCGGCGACATTTACGATCCTGACGACGTGGCCAGGTGGCATGAAGGCGAGATCCAGGCTGCGGACGTGAAGGTGGAGACGCCTGGCTTTGTGAAGCCGGATGGGACGGTCACCAAGGATCTGAACGAGCTGGCGCTGTGCGCTGACGACGTGGTGCGCTCGGATGATGTGAGGCAGGCAATGACAGCGTGGGACTTCTGAAATGGCGGGCAAAAAAGAACCATCGAAGCGTCGAGGCAAGGTCGTCAAGAAAGGCGACGGGCCGGCGACGTTCGAGCAAGGCGGTGCGGAAGCGCCGAAGTTCTTCGATGCGGCTGCGGTGGCTGATGAGCTGAACGCGTGGTGGCTGAGCGGCAAGGATGGTTTCTTGATGCCTGATAACGACGGAAGATGGCATGTGTGGGGGCAGCAGTCGCTGATCGATGCGATGCGTGATCTGCCAGGGAGGCTAATCGCGATCAAGGCTCGAGAGAACGAAACGTTGAGCGAGGCGAAGCGGGTATTGCTCTGGCTGCGCAGGAATCGCGCTGTGGACGCCGTCATGACCGCGCTGCCTGGCTATGACAGCAACATCTACGACCTGCCGGGCGGCGAACGTGTGCTCGTGAAGCGATCGCCAGTGAAGATCGAGGGTGTGCCTGGTGACTGGCCCGTGATCCGGAAGATCATCGAGGGAATGCTCGGTGCTGATGTGGGGCTTGCAGATTCGATTGATCAGACGCCTTGGTTTTGGTCGCTCTGTAAGTGCTGGTATCGAGCCTTCGTGAGCGGTTCGCCAACGGATGGCTGGAAGCAAAGGCACGCGGTCATTTTCACCGGGCCTGCGGGCTGCGGAAAGAACCTGGTGCAAGAGTTGATCCTCACAGCGCTGATCGGTGGTCGCTTTGCCGATCCGCTGAAGTTTCTGATGGATGAGGATCAGTTCAACGGTGACATGATGGTCGAACACTGGCTGCTCTCTGAGATCCCGAGTTCGCAGCGCACTGAGGATCGGGTGAAGTTTGCCGAGCGCATCAAGCAGATTGTGGCCAACCGCACCATGCGAGCGCGACTGATGAGGAGCGAGCCGAGTACCATTCAACCGTTCGTGTGCCTGTCAGTGAGCGTGAACGATGACGAGGACACGATCCGATCGCTGCCTGTGGTGAGCAGCGGTTACGGCGACAAGATCAACATTTTTCACTGCCGGCGCAGCAGGCTGCCGATCCTGGGTGAGGCTGACATTGTGTCCGCCGCTGAACGCGCACAGCGCGAGGAAGATGGAACGTGGGAAGATGAGAACGAGGATGACGACACCTTTCTCAAGGAGCAGGAGATCCGGCGCGTGATCGCGGCCGAGATGCCGCACTTCATTCACTGGCTGATGCATGATTGGAAGATTCCCGGTGAGCTGCTACAGCCTGTGGAAGACAACGAAAACCCGAGGCGCTTTGGCTTCCGGTCGTTCCACCATCCGGTGATCAAGGCAGAGTTGTTCGATGACACGCCGGCGGCTCAGTTGTTGCGGCTGATCGACATGGCTGAGTTCAGCCATGGGGTGACCGACACGAAAAAGAAGCTGTGGGAGCTGCCCGTGCATAACGAAGCCGAGACTGAGATGATATGGCACGAACGTGGCGAGACATTGCAAAACCTTTTGACAGGAGAGACGGACTATACGTGTTCGGTCCTGACAATGGCCAAGAAACTCTTCGCTCACAACTCATGCACCAGGCTGCTCGGACGGCTGGCTTCAGATCCGTCCACGGGCGGAGTGATGGGCCGCGTCATGAAGGGTGACACGAGGCACTGGAAGGGCTGGAAGATCGGCCCACCAGTAGCGACGTAGAGCGCGAAACGAGCGCAACAAGTCAGTGACGGAAAGTCGGCTTGTGTGACGGTGTCGTGACGCCTTATAAACGTCACTGCCGTCACGCTCTAACCCAAGTAGAAACAGGGCTGTAGCTCCGCGTGACGGATTCGACGCTCGCCTGCTGGCCTTCAGGAGAATCAAGCGCTGTTTCTTGTAAGGATACTGATCGGAGATTCCCAAGTTGAGAGATCATCAGTCACTTCCGTCACAGAATGGCTCTTGGCCTAGTCTCG